TCATGGTTGATTTATGTTTAAAAAGCTTGTGCGATTATCAATTGTTTCTTTGAGTGAAGGCAACTGAAGCCCAATATCATCGTAGTGTTTTTGAATTACTCGAAAATCTGTATGCCTGGACAATATCATTACATCATGGATGCTATTCCCATTTTTCAACAAATAGGTAATAAAAGTCTTTCTCAATTGATGCAGTGTGTATCTCTTCTCTTCTATCTTCCAGAGTTCCTTCTGAATTTTATAAAAAAAATTAGTCGAATCAGTGCGGGAGTAATTAAATAGTTTCCCGACATTAGTTCCTGCGGGATTCATGTTAAGGAGATGAGCTTTAAGGTCTTTTAGTATTGGTACTCTATCTACTCTTTTGGCTTTGGTGTTATTTACGGTCATTACATCATTTTGGAGGTCTATCATTTCCCAAGTCATATTGATGGATTCTCCTATCCTTAACCCGGACAAGTAAAGAAAGTAAATCAAGTCATACCAATGCGGGTATTTTTCGTGTGATTTCAATTGCATTAAAATGCTTGCCATATCCTGATCGGGAATAGCCTTAATAGCTTTTTGAGCTGTTTTAATTTTATCAACTGGATTATCGGTAATTAACTTCCATCTTCTGAAAGTATTAAAAACTGCTTTTAAGTGTCTTGAATACATTGCGATTGTCGTAATTGAGAGTTTCCTTTCGTTTTCCAAATAATAAACAAACATATCGTAATCGTATAATGTATATTGATTAATAACTTTGTCTCCGCAAGCTGCTAAAAAATAATTTTTGGCATATTGGGAAATGGAAAGCGACTTAGAGCTAAACTTATTTTTCGATATGTAAAGGTTGAATCCTTCAGAAAACCGGATAAATTTATCAACAGGTATTTTGTGCACCAGGGGGTTATTGATTAGGTTATTAATAAATTGTTTTCGGTACTTCTTGGCCTGCCGGAGGCCTTCGCGATTGCAAGGAAAGTCAATTGCTTTCATGCGCCCTTTACGTGTTGCGGGGTCATAATATCGCATATATAACACCCCTTTACGTGATATTAGACCATCTCCATAATTGCAGTAATCCTTGTTGACTTCTTCTTTGTCTTTCATATTGACTCCTGAATTATTGTTGTAAAAGAGAGGGAATTGTTTATTGGAAATTTATATGTTATTTTAATGGCTTCATTAGTTACATTTATTTCTTTTACAATATCCGGAAGCTCATTGATTTTTTGAGGGAATTTATATTCTTGATATTCCTCAATCATAGAGATAATTTTTTTTAGGTTATCTATTGTTGAGTTGTTCAGTTTTTTCAATAGGCCCAATTGCTGATTGATAGATTCAAGCCTGTTTTTCTTATCTTTATTAAAATACTTAATTAAGGGCAGTGACTTTCGGACGTTGAAGTCAGAAATCACAGGACTTTCAATACTTTCAATGCGGTGCATTTTGGAATCAGGACATAGCTCTTTTGACTTTTGGTGACGTGTAGGGCAAGTATAGTAAGCAGTATCTTTGTTTTTTGCAACAGCCATGTAACCACCGCAATAACCACACTTTAGTATTCTTTGAGAACTTAACAAGTAAATTGCTTTTGATTTAGCCGGAGCAAGAGTTCTCTTGAAGCCTATTATTTTTTCGGAAATTTCTTTAGTTATTATGGCTTCCCAATCTCCTTTTCCCCCGTTCTTATCTAATCCCTGGTAAAATAATAATCTATGCGGCTGCAAAACAAACCCAACTGTAGTATTGAACCAACCCCCTCCACGCTTTGAGGTATAATTATGGTTGTTCAAATAATTTGCAATTTTAGTAACTCCATTTCCTTCGGCAGCCAAGTTAAATATAATTTTTAATATTTTAATTTCCGCCGGTACGGTCACCAGCTTGTTTGTTTTTCGGTCATATTTATAACCAAACGGCGTACCGCCGCCAATTTTCGACCAAGCGTTCATGTTTTCTCTCTCCTAATTTTGCTCTAAAACTCTTTTTCTTGTAGTTTTTCTTTTTCTTTATCCCATTCTTGAACTGAAGATTGTAATTTTTTATTTTCAGTAAAGTACGTTAACTTAAGCGAGATGTCTTTTAATGAATATTTTGCCGTTATAATTGTTTTCTCGTTCTGCCAAAAAAGGGAAATAGTGCCCTCTTTAATATTTTGGTTAAAATCAGCATCTCCATACTTAATAATAAGTCGCCTACTAATATTTTCGAATTTATCTAATGTAATATCTCTACATTTAATTGAGACAGTATGCAATTTGTTAAAGGCAAAAGACCATTCAATACTTGACCATATATCTAAAAAATACTTCTTATATATTAAGCGATCTGATAAATTTTCGATTGGAGTTCCTTCTTTTGTAATCACTTTTTCCTTAGTATCTCCCCAGTTGTTTTGCCTAATATCTTGTGCTAACAACGAAATAGTAAGAAGTAACCAAACCATACAGAGCTTTATTTTCATACAAACCCCTCTATTTTTTATTTTTTTTCTTAAGTTTTTTAATTGTTTTTAACGCATTTGTTAAATCTTCTTCAAGATGTCTGTTATACCGGCGAAGATTATTATTTTCTTCTTCTAACCCTCTAAAATATTTTTCCTTAAAGTATTCTTCAGCAGACAATAAATGTCCGGCTTCTTTTGTCATTTCAATTTTTTCAACATGAGCATGACTTATTTGCTGTAAGACCATATCATCATTAGGCTCCCGTACCTGATTTTTGAATTCAATAATTCCCGTTTTATTTTGATCTTGTAGTGTTCCCCTTAGTAATAGTCTAAGCTCAAACACTTTTTCCATAATTCCTTCACTTTTATTATGAAGAACTCTTTTCCGAAACTCATTTTGCGAAATCCCCAGCCGTTCTGCTGCTTCGACTTCGGAAATATATTGCAATATTTCTAAAATCGCATCTCGCCAATTATCCATAAAACCCTAATATTTACTACATAAATGCCCCTTTTTATTCATTTTTACTATTTTTTAATCTATTATTCTCAATTTCTAATTCAACAATTCTTTTGTTAAGATTTTTAAATTCTTCATCATACATTGTAATAAGAGTATCTCTTTTTTTTATTTCAAATTGAAGTTCCAAGATTTGTTTGGTAAGTGGAACATCAAAAGAGGGGGGCGAGGGGAAAGTAGGTGAATTATTAACATAATGTACTTTTGAATTAGTATTTCCCGATGCCGGAGAATCCTTTATATCAATATGTATCTTTTCGTTTTTTGTATAAGTCACGTTTTCCGGGTCGGAATCATTAATTGTAATATTCAAACCTTGTTCTATTTTCTTAATCGTGCCCCTTGAGGGAGTTTTTGTAAAACCAGTACGGATACGCTGTAATATCGGCTGTTTTATCCCGGTAAGGTCGGCCATTTTATATTCGCTAATTTGGAGTTCTTTAGAAAGACACTCCATAAACTTACTCCAATTCATAATATCAACATAAAAATAATAAAAATAATCAAAAAAAGTATACATTAACACTTGACACCAAACAACTGATAGTGTATATTAGTAGTGTACTTTTGAAACATTTATATCAATTAGCACAATTGATATAAAAACAGAAAATCACAACAACAATAAAAGGTTACAAAATGTTTAATATAACAAAAAATGAGGAAACACAAAATCCAAAAAAGCCAAAAGGTGAAGTAAGGCTTTCGTTTTATGTGCCTTCCGCAACTCATAAAAAGCTCAAGATCAGGGCAATCGAAAATGAAATCGGGCTGAACCAATTTCTCCGACAGATAGTGATTAATGCCATTCCCGAAGCAGCAACAACAAAGAACTAAAGAACAAAATTTAATTTACACATAAAAATAAGGTGTGAAATGACACGAGTAAAGAAGAATCCACAAGTAAACAACTTGGAAAACGATTGTAAAAAAAATAAAAGAGGATTACTCAAAGAATTAAGGGCTAAGCAGAATGAAATAAATAGCCTAATAAAAGAGGCTAAAGAGCAGGGTATAAATGTGATGTGGACGGATCCGGTGAGAGCGTATTATGAGAAAAAGACGCCATTAATAAATTTTTCAGTATAAATAAAACCAAATAAATAAACCCAAGCGAGAGAGGGTGCAAATGGAAGAAAAAAATAAACGAGAATTTACAATGGTAAAAGTTAAGGCAGTATTAAAGGATACACTAAACCGGCACGAACAAAAACGCCGAGAACGAGACCCATTTTATTCCATATACGCAGATTTACAAGAAAGCCTAAACGAGGGGTTTTCACAAAGTCATGTTTATTTATGGGTAAACCCAAACAACACAACCTTTCCGGAACCGGAGCAGCTATTGAGGTTATGTGACTATTTAGGGGATTATACACCTCTAAAAGCGGTCATTGAATACTTCAATTACAGAATGTCATTAAAAGGGGCAAAGGATGACAAATGAATTAACTTGCTCTATAAGTCAGGCAGCTCGCAGAATGGGCATCCCAGTCGATTTAGTAAAGCAATTAATTGATGAAAATATTTTGCCCGAAGTAATCTATCACAAAAAACAGAAACGCAGACGTTTATACGTAGAAGATGTAAAAGAATTAACAATAAAAAGTCGTTATTTCAACGCACCCAAAGAAGAGAGAACTGAAAAACCAATTCAAAAATTAGGTTAAATATTTAAATAGGAAACTTATGCTGTATTTACCGGGAATACCTGTTATTTACGCAAATCAATTGTGTACTATAACAGAAAACGATGGAGTTCATTTAACATTAAAAGATACAGACGGAAATATCTTAGGATGTAAGGTGAATAGTCCGCATTTACGTAGTTTGACAGAAGAAGAACTTGACAAAATTAATAACAATAAAAAAAAGGGTAAAAAATGATGGCAGAAATGGAGAGAGCAGAGAGTCAGGGGATGAATTATTATCCGGCCACACCATTAAGAACAAATTTTCATTTTATGATGCTGTATGCCAAAAGGGTATCGAGAGAGATTCTTATTGTTGCCCGGCAGCAAATAAAGGCAAGGATATATCTTGCCAAAAGTGCGGTAAGATTAGAAAAGAAACGGAGAGATGAGGCGTTAGAGGAGCAGAAATACTTAATGCTACAGGAGCAAGAGGACTCACAGCAAAATAATGTAGAAGAATTGCCGGAAATTACCGATAATACTCCGCAACCATTAATTAAAGTAGTTGGTAAATTTACAAACTTGAATGGAGTCCTATAATTATGGAAAAAAGGAAATTAAGACTTCTTAGTTTGGAGTTGATAAATTTTTGTGGAAACACACACAGTATCAATTTCGGCGAACATACTTATATTCGTGGCACAAATGGGACGGGGAAAACTACTTTATTTGATGCCTATTCATGGTTAATTAAGGACAAAGACAGCAAAGACCGGGCAGTTTTTGGTATTCAGCCGTATGACTCCGAAGGGACGGTTAACAATGATGTATTCCCTACAGTAATAGGAAGATTTGTTGATAACACTTTAGTAGTAACAGAGTTTCAGAAAACCTTAAAAATGAAATGGGAAGGCAAGAAAGGGACAACAGAAAAGAGATTAAAAACAACAACTGAATATAAAATTGATGGAGGAGCTAAAAGCGAAAAAGAATATAATCAGTTTATTGAACATTATTTCGCCTCACTAAGCATTATTCCTCTATTAATTGATCCGATGTACTTTTGTGGCCCAAATTATCATTGGTCTTCTCGCAGGTCTCTTTTAACTGAAATTGCAGGAAATATCACACTTGAAGAGCTTGTTAAACTCAATCCCAAATTAGCCCCAATTGTTGAATGGGTAAGGAATAAGGATATTAAAACATTAGAAGGGCAGATTGCGGCAGAGCTAAAAAAGAACCAAGAAGCAAAAGAGCCTATTCCGGCAAGGATTGAAGAGAATAGCCGCAATATTATTCCAGTAGAGAATATCGAGGCAGTTAATGCTTTAATCCAGGATAAAGAAAACCGGATTAAAGCCATTGATGAACAACTTCAAAGTTCCGTTGATACCGATTCCGCAAACAAAAAAAATGAATTGCGGGGGAAAATAGATAAAATTGCTTCAGATGTTAAGTTGAGAAAATCGAAAGCGCTATTGGATAAGAGAATTGCCCTCCAAACCGCCGAAATCGAATTACAAGAAGCAAAAAAACAGCCGGACAAACTAAGCACGGAACAAAAGAAAAACGAAATAGCCAAAGAAGCTACAGCAAAAGATATTGAAGACTTAAGGGCAAAATGGATTACAGAAGATGCAAAAGTTTTTGAGTTAAACAACGATGAATTGGTATGTCCGACATGTAAGAGAATGCTTGAGCCTGAAAAAGCAGAAAAAGAACGAGAAAAAATGAAGGGCAATTTTAATGAGACAAAGGCAAAAACTCTCAATCAGATCAATGAAGACGGGCAAAAGAAAAAAGAAGAATTAGAATTGCTGAATAAGCAAATTGAACTTCTTACAAAAAAAATTGCTGATGCCGAAACTGATATTACAACACAACAGGATAATATTGACAGGATAAAAGCTGAAATTGCAGTGCTTGAAAAAGAAAACGAACACATTGAAGAAACTGTAATTGACTTCGGGGCAGAATACTTTAACATGAAAGACGAGCTCGCCGCCTTAGAGGGTGTTGTTATTACAGATGTTACAGAATTAAAGGAAAAGCTGAATAAAGAAAAAAGTAGTCTTCAGGATGAAATAAAATCTTTATCTGAAAAAATCGAACAGGATAAAAACAACAAAAAGTCAAGTGCCCGCATCGAAGAATTAAAAGAAGAAGAAAGAGTTCTTGCCAGTAGGAGTGCAGAGCTTGAACAGCAACAATTTTTACTTGAGGAATATACCAAAGAAAAAATAAAATGGCTCGATGCCCGGATTAACAGCTATTTCTCAAATGTCAAATTTAAACTATTTGAGTACCAAAAAAATGGCGGATTTGTAGAGTGTTGCGATGCTCTTATTGGAGGAGTCCCTTTTCCTTACGCCAACAATGCCGGATGTTATAACGGGGGTATTGATATAATTAATACTTTAACAAATTATTTTGGCGTATCGCTCCCTATTTTTATTGATAACGCAGAGGGTATAGTAGAAGTGCTCCCCACAGATTCGCAGGTAGTGGAGTTGGTTGTAGATAAGAAATGTCCAACCTTAACGATTCAATAACAAACCGGGAGCAATAACATGAGACGTCTTATTTTAGCACTAATACTATTAATTGCATACGTATTTTTTATCGGATGCTATATTTTAAACTTTTAACAGGGAATTAAAAAAATGGAAAATAAATTAGAAAAAACTGAAGATGCATTGGAAAATATGCTATCAGAGCAAAGCCAGGCATTATTCAAAGATATTGATACTCATATAACTACTATTCAGGATGCCAAACAAGATCAAAAAATTAATCACATGATGGTAGCAGCTACACAAGCTAATGTAATCCGTCAGCTTAAAAAGCTGCTAACTGATAATATTGTAAAAGGGATTAAAGAAAATCTTGAAAATACTGCTTTAGGATTCAAAACTGACAAAAAAGATAGCGGTTATCCTGTCCCAATTATAAGGAATTGTTTAATCCAGGCAGCTCTTGAAGGTTTCTTTTGGCATGGTAACGAGTTTAATATTATTGCAGAGAATTGTTATTACACAAAAGATGGTTTAAGAAATAAAATGCGCAGAGATGGACACTATACAAATTTGCGTATGAGTTTTGGGATACCTGATATTGATACGAAAAATTTAAGGGCAACAATTGTAGTTATAGCAGATTTCATTTCAAACAAACAGCCGCAACATATTGAAGAAAAATTTTCCGTTAAAATATCAATGAAAGACGGGAAATTATACACAACTGATGATTCAATCATTGGGAAGGCTGAAAGGAAAATGCGCAAGAAAATAATTGAAATGGTTACCGGTGATACGCTAAAAGACGGTGAAGCGGACGAGTATGTAGGTGAAGTAAAAGCGCATACTGATGAATTCAATAAGGCGCAAGATGCTGCGATTTTGGAAGAGATACAGACAGAGGCCAACAAAACGCCTATTGACATTACGCTTACAGAGCCGGTAAAGACAACAGAACCTACAAATGTAGAAAAGCCGACAGATACAGAAAAAACAACAGAACCAGATTTATTTAAAAACAAACCACCATTTTAATGGATATACAAGTAATAGCTTCAGGAAGTACAGGTAATTGCTATTTAATAAGCGATTCAAAAACAAGGATACTTATAGAGTGTGGTATTGCATGGAACCAAATCAAGAGAGCAATTAAATACAACATTAGTAATCTACACGTTTTGATTAGCCATTCTCATAACGATCATTGCAAAGCCGCATCGGATGTTATTAAGTACGGAGTTGATGTTTATTGCTCACAAGAAACGGCCACAGCGAAAAATCTATCCGGGCACAGGGTTAAGATAGTTAAAGAACTACAGCAATTCAAAGTTGGAACATTTACAGTTTTACCATTTGACCTGGTACATGATGTTCATTGTTTGGGCTATTTGCTACATAGCGAAGTTACAAATGAAAAATTACTTTTCATTACCGACACACAATATGTAAAGTATAATTTTACCGGGATAAACTACATTATGGTTGAGGCTAATTACAGTAAGGCAATACTTGACTATAATGTAGAAACAGGGAAGCTGCATAAATCATTGAGAGATAGAATTGTACGCAGTCATTTTTCAATCGATTTAGCCGCTGACTTCTTTATGGCTTCCGATTTGACAAAAGCGAGAGAAATTTATCTTTTGCATTTAAGTGATAACAACAGCCATGCAAATGATTTTAAGAGGAAAATTGAAAAGCTAACAGGAAAACCGGTAAAAATATGTTGAAAATGAAAAATAAGTATTGCAATGCTTGTTAATAATTGGTAATATTAACAATTCATTTTCTGAATTATTTACAAATAACAATTTTCCACAATGAAGGTATCTCTCTCCACCTTCATTGCCAGCCCCCGAAAGGCACAACCGAGTACGGGGCAATTAAATCATAGGAGATAAATAAGGAATGAGCGTAAATAATCAATATCTTCTGTTCGATGAAGGGCCAAGCGCAATGGAGAAAGGGATAGGCATTGAGAACAAAGCAGAAATATGGAAAACACTCTCAAAAGATAAACAGGTAGAGCTTGTTAAAAGAATTGCTTATGCCTTCCGACTTACAACAGATAATCAAATTGCCCGTTCATTAAATATTGCCCCATCTACTGTTTCCGCAAGGCGCAATGATCTATTCAAAGATCGTAAAGCTGAATGGGTTCTGACAGAAGACAAAAAACCACTTAAACAAAAGGATCCGCAAACCGGCAAGAAAAACTCGGTTTGGAGGATTGTTATAACATAAACCAAAGGAGAAGATGAATGATTGACCAAATCAAAGCAAATGCCGTGAGAGAGGAAGAGCGGGAGATTTTTGTACCTCTTGATTACAACGTGCTGGATGATATGCGAAAAGAATTTACAGATATATCAATTCAGCTTGCTAAAGAAGAAGACATTTTAGCAACAAAGGTTGCCGAACATAAGGCAAATATAAAAGCCTTCAAGCTACAAGCCAGGGAATTACTCAAAACAATTAAAGATGAAGGGCAGCTTAAGCAAATTAAATGCTTTTTGGTTGCTAACCAAGAGTCCGGGAATATGGAATATTTTGATCCCGATGGAGTTTTGGTTTATCAGAGGAGGCTTTTCCCGAACGAAAGACAGTTCAATATTTTCCAAAATAATCAAGCAGCAAATTAATAAGGAGAGTTATGTCAGATAAAGATATTAACATTAAAATTACCGCAGAAGGCCCTGAACTCACAATAAGAACCGGCCAAGCTGCAATAATCCACGACCCGATAGTTTATAAGGCAACCGGCACAATCGAAGCGCCGGGCAATTACTTAAAAGTTATCGGTTGCGACAATAAAAAAGCTTCAGTTGTATATTCCAAAACAAGTGGGAATAAATTCATTACTCTTTTAACCGACCCGAACAGTGTGTTTGGCAATGAAATATCTGGAGAAATTAAAGATAATCCCGATTTAAGCAATTTTAGCATTAACGGCAATAAAGTTTACGATTTGAAATCAATTAAAGATTTTCTCCGCCGCAACAGACTTTATTTTGATTCCGTACAAGAATACACAAGCGTTATTACTTCATTAAACGATTTCCGTTTCTCGCAAAAAACAGACGGCAAAATACAGGATGATCGGCGCAGTAATTCTTCAGTTCAAATTCAGAAAACCACAAATATTGAAGATATGAAATTTGAATTTAAGCTTAACATTCCAGTTTACAAGGGCTTTCCTAATTCTACTTTTCGAGTAGATATATATATGGATTTATCGGATGCAGCCGTAAAGTTTTGGTTTGAATCAATTGAATTGATTGAACTTCAAAAAATACTTGCTGATAAAGCAATTGAAGAACAACTGAAATTATTTGAAGGCTATTTATTGATCGAAAGATAGCTATTCTCCGGTAGCTATTTGTAGAAGCGAACAAAAGGGCTGGTTTTCGCAGTCAGCCCTTTTATTTTTAACCAATAATCAAAGGTAGAGAGATGGAAACGGAAGGGTTAACTATGGATATTATGCAGTTTGAAAAACAAGAGGGGTTATTACTTATACTTGAAGAACAACAGCCAGGGAAATGGGCGGCTAAATTTGCGAACACAGACATTGCAAATTTTCCTTTGGTTGAACCTGATTACGGGATAGGGGCAACAGAGGAGGAAGCAATTAAAAATTACTGCAATATACTTTCCAATAAAGTTATTATTACGGATAAATTATACCACACCGAAAGGGGGATACAATGCCCCGAACTAACCTATTCACCAAAAAGAGAGAAAAAATAACATGAAACTATGTTTTATTGACACTGAAACCACAGGGATTAATCCTACTTCAAATGGGATTATCCAAGTAGCGGGAATTATAGCACAGGAAGAAAACAAAGTATTAACGGAACTCGAAAGATTTAATTTCAACGTAAAGCCATTTGAAAAGGATATAGTTGATTTAGAGGCATTAAAAGTGTCAGGGGTTACATTAGAGCAAATAAACGATTATCCCCTCCCTAAAGCTATATATCAGGCTTTAACTGGCATTTTTAGTGAGCATTGCGATAAATATAATAAGTCGGACAAGATGTTTTTTGTTGGCTACAATGCAAAGTTTGATTATGATTTTATGCGGGCTTTTTGGGAAAAGAATAACGACAAATATTTCGGCTCATGGTTTCACTTTCCCTACATTGATGTTATGCAGTTTGCAATAAAAGCATTATATGATGTCCGGGCCATAATTCCAAACTTCAAACTTTCAACTGTATGCGACCTGCTTAAAGTATCGGCAGATGGTAATTTCCATGATGCTATGAAAGATATTGAAGTTACAAAAATCTTATTTGAAAAAACATTTTGGAATTAAGAAAATATAACCATTAAAATAAACAAGATTATGGCAAGAAGATTTACAGACCCGGATAAATGGAAGAAAAGTTGGTATAGGAAGTTAACACCAATTGAAAAATGTTTTTGGCATTTTTTGCTTGACAATTGCGATAGTGCGGGAATATGGGAGGTTGATTTTGAATTAGCATCATTCCAAATAGGAGCAACCCTAAATGAGGAAGAAATATCTAAGAAATTCCAAAAGCAGATTATCATTTTCGCAGAAGGTAAAAGATGGTACTTAATTGACTTCATAGAATATCAACAAGGTGTCGATATATACTCTCTGAATGAAAAAAATAATGCACATATATCAATAATAAGAATTCTAAAAAAGTTTAATATTTATTCCCTCATTGAGGGTAATTTAGGGGCTTCAAAGGGGCTAAATGAGGGGCTCCAAAGCCCCTCATTAGACCCCCAGGTAATAGTAAAAGAAGAAGTAAAGGTAATAGTAAAAGAAGAGATAGAGGGGGGTATGGGGGGGGATGAACCGAAAGAACCGGAGATACCCGAAGAACCAAAGGAGCCAGAGGAACAAGAGGAGCCGGAAGACCCGGACACGGATAATTTCATTCGGAAATTATACATCGGGACATTAGGGAAAGAACCGCTTCCTGGAGATTACGAAACCGTTAAGAATATGCTAAAAACATATAATTACGATCAGCGATTAATTAAAGCAGCATTTAGGGCTGGTTTTAATGCAAAAGGGGGACAATTAACGAATAATTACGTTTACGGAATATTAACCAACAGCGAAGGAGATATTAAAAAAATTGGAAACAATCAAAAGTCTAAAGGACGTAGCGGGGAGTTTGGGAATACCGGAAATAGAGGAGGAGGAAGTTTTGCAAGCAGAATCGGAGTTACCGAAGATGGAGACGACAACGAATTTAAAATCATCAAGGCCGGTATTGACTAATATTCCCGAAAGGTTCAAGGAAGTAGGTTTTACGAACTTTGAGAAAACGAAGGAAAATGCAGTTGCCTATGAAGAATGTTTGAAATATGCAAAACAAACGAACTTTGAGGATGGGAAAAATTCTCTTGTGCTTTTTGGGAATGTAGGGACAGGGAAAACGCACCTTGCAATATCGGTTATGAAAAATTTGCCAATCATTCCTGTAAAAGGGAAAGCTTACAAGGATGGAGTAGAAGCGGAAGTTGACATATACAGACCGGCAAGAGGCATATTTTTAATAGCAGATGAATTCTTTCAAGAGCTTAATGATGCCGTAACAAGTAAATGTTCAAAAATGGAAATAATGCAGGGATACTTAAAAAATTATGATTGTATTTGCATTGATGATTTGAGTGTTGCCAATTACACCGAAGCCAAACGAGAAAATTTTTATATATTCATTAACCGGGCATATCTTGATTGCAAGCGGATAATCATCACACTTAATTTTTCTATGAAAGAATTGAAAGATTGCGACCCGAGAGTTACAAGCCGATTAAATCAAATGGCGCAGGTAATTGAATTTGCCGGAAGCGATTTTAGAAAAAAATTCTAATAAACAAAAACAAAAAGGAACAAAAATGAAAGACGAAATACCAAACAGCCAAATTCAAGCGCAAATAGAGGCTCAAAGACAGCTCAATACCGAAAAACCTAAACTCATTCCGCCAAATGAAGTTCAGGAAGTAGATTTATCGAGCATGGACGAGAAACAGAAAGCCGAATTAAAAGTCATGTTGGAGGCGAAATATCCTGACCCTATCGGTTTGGCAAAAAAGCTAAGAGTTGTAATTGGTTACATGGACAAGCTTTATCCTGATCTCAAGAAAATGAAACGCAGAAGCGAAATATTAGATTTCATCAGTAACGCAATGACCGGCCAGCGTGAGTTCTTGTCAATGGTAGGATTAATTTATGGAATTGAAGCCTTAGAAACAGAAGAAGAAAAAATTCAGAGAGAAAAGCGTGAAGCTGCCCAAAAAGATTAATTACGAAAAAGAATGCGATAAGCTATGGGCGCAAGTAATTAAGCTCCGGGCAAGAAACCGCAGTGAATTCACAGGAGTAATGGGAGCGCTTAACGCCCATCATATAGCCGGGAAATCCTGTTACGCACTTAGGTATAGTGAAGAAAACGGAATATGCCTAACAGAACAGGAGCACTTAAATGGCGTTCATGGCCCAGACCCGGGAAAATACATTGAAAAAATAAAAGAGTTAAGAGGGCAGGACATATTTGAACGCATGAAGGAACTTGAAAAAGACACAAGCAAGGTAAACCTGGCAATTGTTTACGAAAAGTTACAAGAAAGGGTAAAAACTTTGCAAGAGTTAGTTAAAAGGGGTAATTATTAATTAAAATCTGTTTTAACTGCAATACAGAGCGCAGGAGCAACGAAAAGTACAGGAGCAGGGAAAAGTGAGCGAAAATGAAAGACGGGCGTTAAAAGCAATTGTAATGCTTCAGGGCTATACAATTCAGGGGCATTTCAAAATATACACAGAAGAGATACAAGTTCATCTTGAAAAGCTGGTAAAGTTATACCGGAATTTGCCGGTTGGTGATGCCGAGTATAAAAAAATGAATAGAGATATTCTTGCAAAAGATGAAATTATCGGTACAGCGGGGTATGAGTCCAATTACTCAATGATGTTTTCAATTGTAATTGAGTTGGTAGAAGAATTCGCCCTACATTGCAAAGGGGAAAGAGGCGAAGCATGGAGAGGCTTATACGAATACGCACGTAAAAATGATTTTCACAAACACCTCAGCAAAAAACAAATGCTTAAACAAGAAATAGATTCCCTGGATAAGGGGATTGAGATAGCTAATATAATCAAAGAGGGAAAATTATAATAATGGGTATTGTTGTATTGAGTTTATTCGATGGAATATCGGGCGGAATGATAGCACTTGAAAGAGCCGGTATAGCGGTTGATAAATATTTTGCAAGTGAAGTTGATAAATATGCTGAAATGATCTCCAAATATAATTATCCTCAAATAATACGTTTAGGTGATGTAAGGAATATTGATACTTCCAAGTTTCCTAAAATAGACTTATTGATTGGCGGCTCCCCCTGCCAAAGCTTTTCAATGGCCGGTAAACGTAAAGGCATGGTAACAAAGTGCGAAATTGAAGTTACTTCACTTCAGCAGTATCTTGAATTAAAGGAGCAGGGTTTTGAGTTTGAAGGGCAAAGTTATCTGTTTTGGGAATTCATAAGAATAAAAGAAGCCATACAACCTGATTATTTTTTCTTAGAAAATGTTTGGATGGTTGCCAATTGGGCTTCTGTAATATCCCAAGCTATAGGCATACAGCCAATTATGATAAATTCTGCTCTTGTAAGCGCACAAAATAGGGAAAGATATTATTGGACTAATATCGGGGCGGAACCAGACGGATTGTTTGGCGAAATATCCTGCAAAATACCACAGCCCGAAGATATGGGGAAACTACTTAAAGATATTATCGAAAAAGAAGTTGATGAAAAATATTATTTAAGCAAAAAAACATTAAATACTTTTATTAAGCACAGAGAGAGAAATAAGGAAATGGGGAAGGGATTTGGTTTTTCTCCAAGGACAGAAGAAGAAAAAAGCATTTCTCTCACAACGGGGACGATGAAATCTACAAGCCCTTTTCTGAAAGAAGGATCAAAATCAGCACAAGGCTATATAGGGAATAGTGGTTCAGGAGGACAAAAGGGGGTAATATTTGGAGTCGAAAATAAAATAGGGGATCTATGTGCAACCGACTATAAGCAACCCAAACAAATAATGGAGACAAAAGATTCATTTATTGTGGAATCATTTTATAAATCAAGAGGGGAAAGAATATTTACAGAAAAGTCCCCAACATTAAGGTCAGGGAGGCAGGGGTTAGAAGTAGTACAGAAGGGCAAAAATTGTCTTTTTAATATTTACGATAACGAGAAAAACCCTGATACAGGCAGAGTTTATTCCATGAATGGTAAATCAATAACGTTAAAGTCCGAAGGGGGCGGAGGCGGAGCAAAAACCGGATTGTATTTGGAAGATAATTCTATAATAGATAAATATCGCATTAGGAGATTAGCTCCCATTGAGTGCGAAAGATTACAAACATTACCTGATAATTATACACAGTTAGGAATTTCAGAAAAAGGGGAAGTTCCAATAAGTGATACCCAGCGATTTAAGGCTATCGGCAATGGGTGGACTATTGAAGTGATTGCACACATATTTTCTTATTTACCTACAAACTATAAAACAAATTAATAAAAGGAAAGATTAACAAATGAAAACACCAATTAATCAAGAACAAAAAGGCGCAACTTTAGTAAATACGAATGTTTTCAGGAAGCACGTAACATTAATCTATACGAATGGTGATAGATATTTCCGGCTGATTTTTAAGGTTACAAGCGAAGGATTAAAGTTTCAGAAGAAAGAGTTTATTTCCAGAGCAACAGCATTGGGAGGAGTTGAAGTGGATCACTCAAATAGAGTTTATAATAATCAACCTGTTAGAAGGAGAAGGGCATTTGTTGATTAATACGATATTAAGAGGTAACACTTTACAGGTATTGAAAACCCTTGAAGATGAAAGTGTTGATTGTATTATTACTTCGCCACCTTATTATCAATTAAGACGGTATGAAGGTATTCCTAATTATATTTGGGATGGAGAAGAGAATTGCGAACATGAATTTACTTTTGAGAAATGCAGTATAAATAATATTTCAGGCAATCCTGAATTTGCAAGAGAATGGCGGGAAAGTTCCTCTCTCAATTATCAGCAAGGATTTTGCGCAAAGTGCGGGGCATGGGAAGGGCAGTTAGGACTTGAGCCAAATTATAATTTATTCCTTAATCACTTGCTGCAAATAATGGCAGAGTGTAAAAGAGTGTTGAAATCCACAGGCACAATGTGGATCAATTTGGGGGATAGTTATAGCACCAAAAATGCAATCGGGAACAGAACTCTTACAGGGCAAAGCACATTGAACTGTTTTTCTAATGGGAATATACCCCCATATCACTCAAATGATAAAAGTGTAGAGTGCCCGAGACGAGAATTAAATATGCCTCCAAAAAACTTAATGTTAATTCCTCACAGGTTTGCAATCCGGTGTTGTGATGAATTGGGGCTGATTTTAAGGAATGATCTAATTTGGGCCAAAGTTAATGGCCTTCCAGAGAGTGTAGAGGATAGATTCAGCAAGAAACACGAATATGTTTTCTTCTTTGTAAAATCGCAAGAATACTATTTTGATTTAGATTCTATCCGTGAAAACCACAAAAAAGAAAGCATAATGAGAGCAGCACGAGGCCATAACGGACTAAGTACGCACGGCAAAGCTTACGGGTTTAATCCCGATCAGAAATTTACTGGTTATAATAATCTTGATGAAAGATTGCAAAATGGTGATTTGCGTATGGTAAATGGAGCAGGCAAAAATCCGGGTGATGTTTCCGATTTTTGGGATATTCCAATTAGAGGGAAGAAAGGGAACCATTATGCAAAATATAATAACGCCCTTGTTGACCGGCCTATTTGGGCAGGTTGCCCCGAAGGAGGGATAATACTTGACCCCTTTTGTGGTTCAGGAACAACTTTAGTTAGAGGTATTCAGTTAGGAAGAAATGTAATAGGCATTGACGGAAGTGAAATATACTCCGCAGATGCACAAAACGAATTAAACGAAGCTCTTGAATTAAGAAATAACAGTTTAATAGCCTTATGAAATGTAAAGGAAGATGCAAGCAAGAAGTAAATCCGGCGGACAAACGCTATTGTACTAATAAGTTACCTAATGGCGAATTATGTATGCACCATCAGAAGGTAAACCTTAAGAGAATGTTAAAATGCCGGGTTTGTGGTAAACCTGCAAAAGATAGGGGTTATTGCGGGGAGCATTTGGCAGAGAAAAGCACAGAAGCATCGAGAAATTGGTATAACGAAAACAAAGAGTTACTCAAAAGGACACATAAGAATGCGAAAAAAAATAAAGAAGAAAGAAAGTGAAGAAAAAGAGACAAAACGTAACGGTATTAATATTTTTATTTGGAATTGGCAATAAGAAAAATATGTATTAATGACCGAAGAACAAAAGAAGCAAACAGTTTTCAAAAGATTAAAAGGAATATAAGGATGAACATTGTTCTATTATCAGGGAATATCGGGCTTGACCCGGAAATAAAAGTATTCGAGTCAGGCAGCAAAAAAAATGCAGTTTAGCTTGGCAACCAAAGAAGTTTATATGAAAAATGGAGAAAGGACAGAAAGAACCGATTGGCATAATATCGAAGTATGGTCTCCAAATGATTTTTTGGTTAATAACCTAAAGAAAGGCACAAAAATAAATGTATCTGGTAAATTGAGAAATGAAGAATATGAAAAAGATGGTATTAAGAGAAAAATTACAAAAATAATTTCATCCCGCATTGAGGTCACAGGCGGATATGGGACAGGATATTCAACAGAGCAACAGCAATCCGATGCGGAGGTAACACACGATACCCCTGATGATGATTTACCATTTTAATTGAGGAGTATATGGCCCGGAAAAGTAGAGAAATAAACGAAGCCGCACTTAAGCGAGATTACAAGGAAAGAGGATTATCCTTAAGACAGCTTGCACAAAAGTATGGTATATCCACAACAAAGGTGCGGAATGTTTTAGGTAAAGCAATTTCAGGTGAAGTAACACAGAAAAAGCGGGAAGAGGTGAAGCAAGCCCTTAAAACAAAAAGTTACAATAGGGCGATGAAAAACAGAAAGCAAATTGAAGCCGCTGAAATGGAAGTGTATAAGGAAGTTCTTCAAACTGAAATGATTGATATTTTCAAGGGTATCCGACAATCAGTTGAAGATATGCTTCAGCTTAACAAGCAAACGCAAGAAGCAGTACCGGAGATGCAAAAAGATTTACAGCAACTTTTACGCTACTATGAAAATGCGGAGTACGACCCGGAAAGCATGGAACACATGCAAACCTTAAGAAAGTTCCATACCGTTCTTGACAAGCTTGATAATTTCTACTTACAGGGTAAGCTTAGAATAGAGTCACGGAAGGAATTAGGCAGTTGGTTTGACCGCTACAAAGATTTTATGATGCAAGAACAAATAATAAAGAATTTTGAAGGTGTAATAATTGCAATATTTGAAGGATTAAATAGTCTTGAATATGTCCACTACGAAAATGTCAAAACAATCGCAATCTCAATTAACCCAAGTGCTGAACGGTATTTCAATCAGAACGAAGAGCAGGCCGCCGAAGCAGACGAAGTTGAACAGCCCGAATCTGATACTCCGGAGTGATTTCAGGCGGGAGATTGGCGAAGTTGCCGACATAATTAGCTTTTCAAAGGAATTTCTTCACAGATACCCCAGCCCAAAGCAAACAGAGGTGTTAACGGAAATGTTTGGTACGGTTGGCGGGGAATGGTCTAAGAAATGGCACGAGTGTACTCTTGTTGTTGGACAGAGAGGGGGGAAGAATACCATTGCTGAAACAATAACTGATTTTATTTGTTACTTTGTTAAATGTTTGCGGGATCCGCACGACTATTTTACCCGGATAACAGGGCGCTTAGTTCCTTATACGCTTGATAAGAATTTTGATATTATTAACGTTTCTTCTGTTTCCGGTACACAAGCAACAAGAGCATTCTTTGATACTATGAAGAATGTAATTAAATTGACAAAAGACCCGATAAATGGAGAAAATTGGTTTGAAAAATACGCAAAGATGGATTTGCGAGAAGGTTTTGGAGATATTAAGGGGAATATAGTCACATTTCCGGCTGATACTCCAGGCAAAGGTTCAATTCGTTTAATGACATTTAACAGTGAGGCTAAAGCGCCGGAAGGTATGCACATGCTGGCTTATTTTGCGGATGAATTAAGCCGGGCAGACACGAAAGCTAAATATAAGGAGGCTTCAAAACTTTTAGATTTAGGATTAAACAATACTCGTGTATCTTTCCCAAATAGAGTAGGTAAAGTTTTTGGATGGTCTTATCCAAATGATTCAGAGTTTGATTTAACTTACGAACGGTATGAAAAATCATTCAACAGTGACAGTATTTTTGCCCGGAAGTTTACGACCTTAGAATTTAATCCAAGTATGGCAAAAGAAATGTTGGATGATGCTTATAAAACAGACCCCATAACAGCCAAAAGGGTATATGAATGTATCAAGCCTACCTCTAAGAGCAACTTTTATCAACCATACGTTGAAAAAATTAAAGAAGCGATTGATTACAGTATTGAAAACAAAATCAAGTACAAGCTCAAAGCAATTAGAAGGAAGACCAAAGACGGTAGCGAATATGAGTTTACCGGAATTGAGTTACTTGATATTATTGGGGATAACAGGTATAGATGCTTTGCAGCCGACCCGAGCAAGATAAAAGATAGATTTGTGATTGTAGGCGGGTATAACGAAACAATAGACCCGCTAAAGTATTCCATATTTACAAACGATCACATGGATGTTTACACAACAAATGTGAAACCCATAATTGATATAATTATTGTCATTGAACCCATGCCGGGTAAGCCGGTTGATTATGTTGGAGTAGGTGAAATATTCAATTCTATAATTAAAAACTTTCCAAATACATACAGTATCAATTCAGATCACTTCCAGAATGAGAAGATACGCCAAGAGATAATTGAACATGGCGTAAAGTCAGAAACTTATTTCTTCAGTAACGAAAAGCAGGTAAGATTATACTTAAAACAGCGGGCCAACGTTTGGGGGAATAACATTTCTATCTGTGCAGACGAAACAAACGAAGGGGTAATTATCGGGAGCAGTAGATTCAAGCAGCATGAATTATTCATACATGAGAGCGAACACTTAATTTACGAAAGTAACAAAATCGATCACCCGGTCACTGGTAGCAAAGACTTAACGGATGCCGTTGCTATTTGCGTAAATGATTTATTAGACCTTGAAGCAAAGGGATATGAACAAAGTAATCCTGACAGCTTAAGCGAGGAAAAGTTTAGGCAATTAGTAGATCAGTTCATGGTTGAGAAAGAAAAATTATTGCAACAAGATACCCCGGAAACAGAAATTTTAGAAATAATTGCTAATCGTTTAAGAATTACCTTGACAACAGCAAACAATTTAGCTAAGTTTGTTCAAGAAGTTTTTAATTATTAATAGCTATTATTAACTAACAATAAGATTAAGGAATAAGTAAAATGCAAGTAATCCAAGGAGAAGACTTTTTCAGCGTTAAGGAGATAGCAGTAAAGCTTAAAATTAACAAGAATACAGTCGGAAAGAAAATAAGGGAGAAAGAAATAAAAGGACGTAGAATAGGCAAGGCTTATTGGGTTTCAAATACAGCATTGTATGAATACTTAGGGATACCGCAGCCAAAGAAAGAAAGTTAGTACATAATTCAAAGGAGAGAGAGAAAAATGTTAATACAGATAGCAGAACTTAAAAAAGTGCTTTTTAAGTTAAAAGGCACGATAGCAAGTAACAGTGTAGTTCCAATTTGTCAGAATGTTTTAACCCGTGATGGAGAGTTATTCAGTTACGATTTGGTATCGAGTACAAGAATTGAAGATGATAGATTTAACCACCTTATCGGGTTATTCCCCAAATTACTTTTAGATTTAATTCAAATCCTTCCTGATGAAAATATTTATCAACTTGTTTTTGATGATACAACAGGGAAGTTGATATTAAAAAACGAAAAGGAAGAATATAAAATCAGTATAGATAATCCTGAACACTTCCCAGCGATAAAAGAAAAGGAACCTGAAACATTTGCAACAATTAATGACAAAGAAAGATTTGTAAGGTATTTGAGCAATGCTATTTCTGTTATGAATAAAAATTCTAATTACGATTATCATTTTTCAACAACAGCCGTAAAGTCTTTTCTGCCAGGTAAAATAGAATTCTTCGCAGTATCGGAGGGCAACTCACTGGTAATAATTGAAGAATTACCGGCTAACTGTATGGCGATAAAAACAGCTTTGTTTTCAGAATCGCAGGGCAAGGTACTACTCGACTTTATAAAAAATACTTCTTCAGATAGTTTTCAAATTGGTATCAGTGATGAAGCAATTTCAATTAAAATTGGAACTGATTCAAGGGTAACGATGAATATTAAAAAGGATTATCCTTTTAAAACCATAGAAACATTACGCAATACCGCCAATAAATACAAACCCATTCATTTGGCAAAGGATTTAATCATTTCGACAGCAAAACGAATTAATATTTTTAACAATAACGATAGCTCGCATCACCCGATTTTAACATTCAGCAATCAATCTGTTCTGTTTTGTATTCCCGGAGAATTGGAAGAGAAAATAGCTTTAGCGAAGAATGGGAATGAAGAGGAATTAAAAATTAAGATAAATGCAAAATATATTCAAAAGATCATAGAGATTTTCACAGGACAGATTGAAATTAATTTTATGAATTTACCCAATGATGCTATACGATTGAAAGGGGATGATGAAGGGATAGCCTTAATTGTTTCCGGTATGAGTATGAAACAGACACTTAATGAACCGGCGCCAAAAAAAAGAAAATAGCAACTCTCTAACGTAAGCGCCGGTGTTCGGGGGTAGTTTCGGCTACCCCATTAAATAACAGTTAACCTAAAATTTAATTGGAAGAAATAAAATGTTAATCGTAATCCTTCATACAGTTATCTTAATGGCAGATACCATATTATCATTATGGATTTTATATATACTTGTAAAAATATTGGAATCTAAAAGGGCGGATTCCAAACGAATAATAAACAATGCCCAATTTAATATAAATGGAGAAATAGTTATGAGTAAAATCAGTGCAACTCTTGAAGTGATCGAAGATTCCTTCAAAAAAATTCAGGGAAGTGTTGAAAATATCAAAGGTGATATTGCCACACTTTTAGAAAAAATTGAAGAGCAGAAAGCAAATGCTGTTACCCCGGAAGATGAAGAAAAGTTGAACGAGTTAACAAAACTTGCTGAAAACATTGTTGCCGAAACTGACAATATTGCTGCCGTTGTTCCCGAAAATACAGAAGAAGGCCCTGCTGATGAAACACCGGAAGAACCAGCAGAACCAGCAGAACCGGAAAGCAAATAACAATTAATTAAAAGAAGCAGATATTAACAAAAATTAAAGCGGTACAATGTTTATTTTCGGACTATATGACATATCGGGAGCATTTAAAATTATTGCAGAAGCTGAAGCAATGATTAATTCCCGCAGATTCATGGCCGCATTAGGCAAAATGCCTAAGAAGAAAAGGTTATTGGTTAATAATACCCGGCAAAGAATCCGGGGCCCTGCATTATTCCCTTATGCAAGACAGCCTCCTTAAGTAAAACTATTACAAGTGATTTATAAATTAAGCAAAAGAGGAAATGATTCTTATAGCTCAACATACAACGCAAATAAGCCCCGCAATTTTGGGCGAAGTAATGACCGAAGTCTTAAGCCACGTAGATGGATTATCGACAGAGGAATTGCGCTTGCGTTATGACGAGGGCAGGGTGACGCCCAGCAGTTATAAAACTCACAAAAAACACTGCAAAATACCAAGTATGGCGGGCTACATTGTTAAACTATTAAAAGGTAAAAGAGGAAGGGAGCCGTTATAGCTACCTTTAATTAATTCAAAGCTCAAAATGGATGAGAAGTAAATACATTAATGAGGGTATGAATTATAGCAATAGTCATTCCGGCGGTTAAAACCACATAATGCGCATAGTGGAAAAAGTGACTACAAAATAACATTTGTGTAAAAAGCTGACCGCTTCATACCCTATACTGCCAACGAGAGAGAAAGATGGAAAACATAAAACAAAACGAAGAATACAAAGCGCTACATGATATAATACAATTAATTGAAACTGGTGAATATACAGATGAAAATGGTTCGCTTAAGCACACAAGAGTGTTTGCAGCATTAAAAAAATATGTACAGGATAAAGAAAATAAGAGGAAAATCAAAGCGTTTTGCAGGGTTGAAGTAAGAGCAGCCAGCGGTTTAGAACCACACCAAGCAGATTTTATTGAATTTGGGACAATGACAATTAACGGTAAATCCACAGTTGTAGTAATATTAAAAAATGAGCAAGGGAAAACAGAGATTTTGGAAACAGACAAAGTACGCTTTATTCCGCAAAAGTCTTTAAGGAATATTAATTAGGAGCTGATCTATGAACATTAAAAATTACACCTACACAGTACCGATGGTTAATTCAATGAACCGGATTGAACACAGATTAGTGCAGTTAGGTTCAACGCATATTGCTAAAAGCTATGAAGACAAGAAACCTTCGGGAATTATCTTTCAGTTGCCAATAAACGCAATTCCAGCAACTTACAAGGTTACAATTGATCTCCGAAGTGTTGAAAAGAATTTAGTAAAAGCACGGACAAAACCCCCTACCAATTCACAGATGGAAGCCATCAGGGAACAGGCAGAACGGACAGCATGGAAATTATTAAATGATTGGGTAGATGTTTTGACATCATTAATCATTTTAGGGTTAAAGGATCCCGCAGAGGTATTTCTTCCATACTTATTAGACGTAAAAACAGATCAGACTCTATACGAAAGGGTAAAATCCGGCGAAATGAAATTAATAAATTGAGGATAAAATGAAAGGCAACGAACCCGAATACTTATTAAAGCTTTTTAAGCATAATGCACCATTGCCAGAGTCAATTCATGCAGAATTACAAGCTAATTATTCATTTACGGAATTATTAGATGCAGAGAGATTGAGAGCAGAGAAAATACACAAACCATTATCTTCAGTTGAGGAAGGTATGTTTATTATCCGTGAAGAATACCTTGAATGCGAAAAGGAAGTAATGAAAAGAAAAGTTAATAAGGTTGCTTTAAGAACTGAATTGATACAGCTTGCGCAAGTGGTGAATAAATTATATGAATTTTTGGGGAAAGAATAATATAAATGTATAAGTTCAGGCCATACCAAGAAACAGCCGTAAAGAAAGGGGTTGAATTTTTAACTAACCCCAAGGAAAAGCAAGGTGCAATTGAAATTTTGCCTACAGGCAGCGGGAAATCCCTTGTTATTGCTGGTATTGCAAAGGAATTAAACGAGCCGGTACTTGTCTTTCAACCTACAAAAGAAATATTGGAGCAAAATTACGCAAAGCTCCGCAGCTATGATATAGAATGTAGTATTTATTCTGCCAGCTTAAATAAGAAAGAAGTTAGTAATATCACGTTTGCAACGATAGGAACCGCATCAAATAGTATCTTAAAATTTGAAGATTTTAAGTATTTGTTAATAGATGAATGCCACCGGGTAAACCCCAAAGAAGGAATGTATTCTGATTTTTTGTCATTGATTGGTGAAAAGTTTTTAGGGTTTACGGCGACTCCATACCGTTTAGCAACTAATAGTTTGGGATCGGAGCTAAGATTTATTACAAGAACGAAGCCGAAAGTATTCTCAAAGGTTGTTCACTTAACGCAAATAAGTGAGTTATATGCAGATGGTTTCCTTTCCCCCCTTGAATATTTCAATATCAAAGGGTTTGACAGGAAGCAAGTAAAAATTAATAATACTGGAGCTGATTTTTCAGAAAAATCATTATTTGATTATTGTCAGGTTATAGACTTTCCCCACAAGGTTTACGATATAACTAACAGATTGCTTCAGTATGGCCGTAAAAATATTTTAGTCTTTACCAGCTTTGTTAATGAAGCACAACAATTAGCCGACTCTTTGGGAGACCAGGCAGCAATTGTAACCGGGAAGACAGCGAAGAAGGACAGAGAGTTAATTTTAGAGCGATTTAAGGGCGGAGAAATAAAGACAGTTTTCAATGTTGGAGTTCTTACGACAGGTTTTGATTTTCCAGAACTTGAAACGATCGTACTTGCAAGGCCAACGATGTCTTTAGCGCTGTACTATCAAATGGTAGGGAGGGGTATCAGAATATCCCCCAACAAGAAATCTTGTTATGTGGTTGACTTATGTGATAATGTGAAGAAATTTGGAAAGGTAGAGACCTTAACCGTAAAAGAAGATAAACCGGGTTTGTGGTACGTTGAAAATAACGGCGTTCAATTAACCAATAAGACTTTTGATAATCCTTTCAAGAACGTTGTGGTTGAGAAAGTAAATAAAGCAGAAGCAGAAGGTATTTTATATTGGCAATGTGAATGCGGACATAAGCTACCCAATTTAGTTTATTACGCAGCACGGTTTGATTATAAATGTCAGAAGTGCCAGAGTGTGAAAGTATCGCGGTATAAGGCCATTAAAAAATAAAAAGGAGTTGAAAGATAATGAAAAGTAGCGAAACAATATTTATAGTTACAGGAGAAACTGGAGAATATGAAGACCATAAAGAATGGCAGGTTGCAGCTTTTAGAGAAAAAAGTATGGCAAAAACCTTTGCAAGAGAATGTAATAAAGAGGCAAAAAGAATATTTCGGAATATACGGAAACACGATAAGATTATTGTAAATTATGATGAAAGAGTGAAAAATGGGGGATTAAAACCACATAAATATGATTCAAAATTTGAGACGGAATATACAGGGACAAAGTATTCTTATCAGGAACTCCCTATTGTGGATGAATTCTAATGAACGCACCATTTACAATATTTGGGCAGACAAGATATGTACCGGTAAAGGTATATGTCAACCAGAAGTTGACAGACTTAACTGAATGGGATGATACGTTATGGGTTGAGCGAGGAGAAGATTGGTATGGGTTAATGAATTCCAAAACAAAAAGGTTTAGGGTTGTAACCAGGGAAGAATGGCTTCGCTCAAAACCGGTTAAAGAGGTGTTTAAGGATATATTAAAAAAATGACACACAAAGAGTTAGTAAATATTGGGGCAAAATGGTTACTGAAAAATCGTAAGATCAGATGCCCCTATATCGTAAAAGAATTTGCAAGCGGGCCCGGGGAGACACCGGATTTGTTTGGATTTATGTATGCCGGTAGTGTGTTGGTTGAGGTGAAAGTATCAAGGACAGATTTTAGGGCTGATTCAAGAAAGAAATTCAGGAAGGAAGGGTTAGGAATAGGGGCATACAGGTACTATTTATGTCCAAAAAGCTTGATTTTGTTAAATGAACTCCCCGCCGGTTGGGGTTTGCTATATTATGTAAATGGTAAAATTCAGATTAAATCTTTTAGTAAAATCTTTATAGAAAGAGATTTTAAGAAGGAATATAAAATTATGTATTGCTTAATCCGGAGAATAGCGAAAAAACCGGCACTATTTAATTTTAAGCAGCAAACAGGTGTAAGAATTATACCAAAAGAGATAAAATTATGAAAATAAGTAATAAAGAAGTAAAGCCCGAGGAAATAGAACCGCACCTCAATACTCTTGTTATGTATTATCAGGTAATTGATAAGAGTATCCGGGATAACAAACAGGCCCCCTCAATTCAGCGATATATAGCTGAGTTCAAATCCAGGTATTATGTAGAATTGTCAGAAGATGAATTTTTCATCATAAAGGATTATGCGGAAAATAGTTACGATGATATAATTACCATGAATATTGATGCCGACATTGCCAGCGGGAAATTAAAGTCTTTGAAGGAAAGTTAATTAATAGAGGGAACCAATAACAAATGAGAATGCTCTGAAAAATGAGATGAAAAATCAAATTGATAATGCAAAAATTGTCATTGAAGCAATTAGCATGGGCATTTGGGCATTGTGCGTAATTATTGTGTGTTTGGCAATAAAATATACTGTCATTTTAATTACAGATGATCCTATAATGTTTGATTTCCTGTATTTTTCGGGACTTATTATAGCGGCCATCATATATAAGCTTATTACAGGGTATTATTCAGAAAAGGAGAAAAATGGAAATAATAAAGTTAGTTAAAGTAAAGGAACTCCCGGATGCAGCACACCCGGATAATAAGCCGGTTGGTTACGAAAAGACAGGCGAAATTCCCAGTGAGCCGGAAGTAGGGAAGCAATTTATAGTTTATCCAAATAATACAAGTGTTTTTATAACAGGTATTGTTACTGAAATTATTGACAAGAATACTTTCAAAACAAAAAATTCTGTTTATAAGATAAAAAGGTTAAGCAATGAGCCGGTTTAAGGGTTGGACAGCCGCAGCCATTGAAAAGGTACAACAGCGATTGGGAAACGGTAATCCGCAGATTGAAGCAAATATAGGGGAAAAGAAAAAAACAAAAAAACAAAAGAAAGAATACCCTGATTATCCTGCATACATTCACGAAGCCTTGAGGCAAATCGGCATACCTTCAGTCCGTGAATATCAGTTTATTAAGAATAGAAAATATCAGATTGATGTTGCAATCCCTGAATATAAAATAGCAATTGAGTTTGAAGGTATAGGGAATGGGGGCCGACATCAACGGATTAAAGGTTATCACAACGATACCGAAAAGTACAACCTGTTAACGATACACCAATGGCATTTATTGAGATACACGACACTTACGACAAAACAGCTTAATTGGGAATATGCCGCTGCTTTGGAGGTAAAAGATTTAATTGAGGTAATTCAGAAAGAGGAAAACAAATGACACTAAAGGATTATAAACCGGAAACAGTAGTTAATTGGGTATTTGAAAAATTATTTATTTACTATAAAGCAGAAATACCGAAATCGATCACAAAAAATATCTATTCCAAAGCATTGTACTGTCTATCCACATTAAACAGACTAAAACAGCACGCAGAGATACATAAAATTGATCATAAAGATTTGGATGAATTCAGAAAAATCATTCGGGATAATTTGAGCTACCTTAAAGAGCTGGCCCAACATGAATAAATTAATTAAATGGTTCAGCCGGAAAATTTGCAAGCATGATTTTCATTACAGACAGTTATCGTATGACACCCGTAACCCTTCAGACAGGATAAGGTATTGCAGCCATTGTAATGGTTGGCAATATGTTTACACAAATGCGTTTAGCTCAAGGAAAGAATATTCTGCATTGGAATATTCAGAGATACCCGACAGGTATTACATTAAAATACCTTACAGGATAAGAAAGATAATAAATAAGAAGCTTGGTTAAAAAAAGGAGATCGAAAGGGCATGAAAAAAAGATTATTGGTTACAAGAAACGGTGAATACGAAGAACATGGCAAATGCAACGGTGATTGTTGTAGAATGTTTACTATTTGCGGCTATACTTATGATGAAATAAAGAGAAAACATGAAGCAAAAGAAGATATTCAAGACTTAGATAAAATTGTTGATATGTTGGTGACTTTAACAAAAGAAGAAATCGAAGCTGGTTTTGAAGGCTATGCAAAACCATACAAGAAACTTTATGAAGATGCAGGCATAACAATTGATAAATTAATCGGCAAGATGTTTACCTGTAAACACCACAACAAAGAAACTTCTCTATGCAATGACTATGAAAACCGTCCTGCATTATGTAGAGAATTCCCATATTCTGATACTACTATTTGCCAACATGAAGGCTGCACCTACAGATTAATTACCCCCATTAAAAAAGATCAACAAATAAAAGAATTAACTTGACAATGGTAAAATGAAGTATTAAGTTAAAATAGTTAATAAAAGCTATTATTAACAAGAAATAATGATTAACATAAAACATACTTTGGAGAGGGTATATGAACGAGTTAAAAAGCCTCACAGTTCTACAGACACTAAAAAACGCTTGTGCGCATTTTAATGAACCTAATTCATATTTGGGTATTCCAACAGGCATAAAATTAGTAAAATCAGCGGTTGCATTTTTAGAAATTGGAGGCAAGTTAAATGATCCTTTCTATAATGTTCCCAGCGGTGACGAAGTTAAGACTGAAGAAAAAAGCGGAATCAGAATCTATTCAATTAGCAGAGGTTGGGGTGAAGGCATGATATATTTTCAAACTGAATTTCCGCTATCCAGAGTGGATTATGTTGAACGAATAGAACCATTTTGGAAGATAACAGGAGAGAATTCGCAAGAAACTAAGTTGGCTTATGCCGGTTATGAAAAAGACAAATGTGTTTTTGAAATGTTTGCGGGCCCTGATATAACGATACAATACAAGTAAGATTTAAACCCATAGAGGTGCGCCCGGATGAGCCGGGTAGGTATGCAGGTAAGCTGCTTAAGCACCCGAAAATAAAGAGAAAGGCGGGAGTGGCAGCGTGAAAAGATAAAGAACTCCCGCCATATTTAAGGGAAAATCAAAAGGAAAAAGAAAATGCCAACACATGAATTGAAAGTTGATCTTAACAAAGCAAGACTAAGAGGGATTGAAGCCTATAACTGCTTGTGTAAAAAGTTAAATGAAGCTGTAAAACAAAAGGACTCGATGTCCCAAGCAGAATTTGATCCTGAAAATATCGAAGAGGACATGGACGAATTAAGAAGCTCTCTTGTGATATTAGGTTGCTCATTTAGCGAAGATGATCCGGATTTTAGAAATATATCGGAGGAATTTGGAGAGCTTGAGACATATAATCCCTATGGCGAATAATTAACGAATCATAAAAAACAAATCAGAAAGGATCTCAAAATGGGTGCAAGTGTAAAAATAATGTTATCGTACGATTACTGTCACTTCGAGGTATGTAAAAGTACAGACCAACCAGTTACAGATAAAGAAATAAATGAAATGCGGAAAGATGTCCAGCGTTTAGCCGATGAAGCCGTGCGACAGTATAAGGTTGCGAAAGCGAGAGCATACGAAAAAGACCAATGGGAAAAGGACTTTGAAAGGGAAATTTATTACATCAGAGCCAAGGCAGAGACTGATAGGACACCTGAAGAAGTGGCAAAATTAAAGCTATATGAGGACAATGCTTGGAGATCGCAGTTTGAGGATTACGACTACTACGATAACGATGAACCTGATTTCTAATTAATAAAATCCAACAATAAAGGGTAAATAGAATGAAAGAAGTAACAAAAGATGTGCAGGATATAATTAACAGAGATTATACAACTCTTTCCGCAATTGTAAAACAGTTAGAATGGGGCAATTACGAAAATCAAGCGGGCTATTTAGTTAACAACATTGCCTTTACTGCCCTGAAACAAATGGCAGAAAGGGAAGCTAAAACAGAGGAAGAAGTGCAAAAGAAATTGACATCGTTCAGCTTTGAGGCAGCTAAAGAGCTGCACGAGAGAGGACTTGTTGTTACCCGGTTCGGATGGAAAGAAGGTGAAACTCTTGAATTGCTTGATATACCCCGCAAAATGCCAGCAAAGGAAGCATTAAGCTTAGAAGATTTGTCCGCAACTGATTGGACGTACATATCATAGGAGTATATCACTTTGCATTTGCCGGGGAGAACTATAAAAAACAGTGAGGTGTAAAATGAAACGAAGATAGTAAATCCCCGGAACCTTCCGGCGTACAGGTAACCGGATGTTCTTTACAGGTTGTGAAATGGTGGAAGATAGACACGAGAAGTGCGAGAATAAGCGCACATGAAGTTCTGATTATTGGCACAATCAGTTTAAGGCGGGCTAACACCGCACGAAGCACAAGAAGCGCACCAATAATACTGTAAGGGCGAAAGTCCCTTGCTTTCACAGCCTAAATTTTGGGTGGCGCCTATGGAAAGGCGGGTAATTTGAACGTGAAATTATCATTCGAGGTTCGACTCCTTAGCCGTCCACAAACAAGTTAGTGAAACTATGATATACTTAATAATTACATACGTATTTTTTTGGGCTTATATGGCGTATGAGCTACATACTGCCCCAATAATGCAAGATGAAGATGGTAGTTATGACAATTGAAGAAATAAAATCCAGGCTAATAAAGATCAAAGAGCTTGCCAACAACGGAGTCGGAGGCGAAAAGGTAAATGCTGAAAAGCTCTTGAAAAAGTTGCTTTATAAATACAAGATCACAGAGAATGATATTAAGAGCGATGTCTTACAGATGTTCACACTTACATTTCGCAGCAAACTTGAACGGCGCTTACTGATGCAAGTAATTGTTATGGTTAGAAACTCCAATCAAATTGAGCACCGGATATATCGGAAGCAAGTGGATTTGAAATTAAGCGTAGCTGAATATTTAGAAATATCAGAAATATACGACATATACCGGAAGGAATTGGATAAAAACATCGAGACATTATTTCTTGCGTTCATTTTTAAGAATAAAATACACCGAACAAATCATAATGATGATGCCAAAACCGAATTAACCACAGAAGAAGAAAGAGCGCTATTCCAAATGATGCGAGGTTTTGACTCTACACCGATAATTAAAAAGAGGATTGAAGGGTAAAGGATGAGTAAAGTAATTGAAATAAGTAACTGTAAACACTGCAAATACAACCTAATAAGAAAGCCTTGCCCCATTCCTGTAAAGGACATTATAAAAAACGATTGGGATAACATTCACCCCGATTGCCCTCTTAAGGACAAACCAGAGTTTCCGAGTGAGGAAGAAAGTAATAGCGAATGTTTTAGACGGAATAACAAGCCCGAAGGGTATCGGAATAAACATAATTATCCACAAGGTTTTATCATAGGGTGGAAGATGTGCTACAATTGGCTCAAATCAAAAGGAGGGAAGTAAATGAAAACCATTGGCAAACTAATCTCTGAAGCCATAAAAGACGGTATAGAATATTGGCAGTGTCCATGCGGTTATCTATACCCGATGGCTTTATTTTATGCAGCTAAGTATGATTATGGCTGCCCCAAATGCGGTACACCAATGGGCGATTCAAGAGTGGAACCAATTTTTAAAAAGGAAGACAACGAATGAAAGAATTTACTCATCGTGAATTATGCTTAAAAGCTGCAAAGTTTCTAAGGAATAAGGCTAAATGCAAGTATGTAGTCTGCGAACTGGAAAGGATAGGAGAAAGCCCTGATGCTTTTGGATTTGGAGGTATCATAACACATTTAATTGAAGTGAAAGTAAATCGTTCAGACTTCAAAAATGATAAGAATAAGATATTTCGCATGTTCCCTCAAATGGGTATCGGTCAACATAGATATTATATGTGCCCTACAGGTATGATAAATGTATCAGAATTACCCCAAAATTGGGGTTTGTTGTGGGTTGACTCCAAAGGGGATATAACGATAGAGGTATTGGCATCTATACAACCCAGCAATACCCTTGAAGAGATCGAGTTAATATGTTCGATTTTAAGGAGAGAAGGGATTGCCTCTAAAATATTTAGTTACAAAAAGTACAAGGATGAGATAAAATGAGCAAAAAAGAGAAAAACAAAACAGTAATAAAGATTATCAATTACCTGAATGATGAAGTTATTCCCAATATCGAATCCGGAAACCCTGTTTTTTGCGATGAAGATTATAAAAATATCCAGCAGTACATTGAGGAAGATTATCAGCCTAAAGCAATGCCTTCAGATGATCAGATAAGAGATTTTACGCTTGAAAACGAGTTATGCAAGCGTAAGTTCAATGGGGAAGTAACAACCTGGTTGGATTTGAAACATATTATCAAGCAGGCTCTTCAGTATTTCAATAAAACAGGGAAATAAAATGAAACTACAAATTGAGTTAGAATTTGACGATGAATTAAAGGATGATTTTTCATTAAAGAATATTGTAGATGTTTTAAGTAAAGGTAATTATGGATGTTGGGTTAAGGCAAGCAAAATACTTCTGTTTAACATGCCAGCAGATGATGAAATTTTAGCATTCTTAAACAGAGGCGGAAATATCCGTTTCCCCAAAGATTCAGCAACTTTTAAGAACGTGAAGCAGGCCCTCGAATATTTTATTAAAAGGGAGTTAAAATGAAAACAACTGTTATATCAGCGTTTCCCGGCACAGGCAAAACCCATTTTTATAACAATGAAAAATTTACAGTTCTGGATTCCGATTCGAGTAAATTTTCATGGTTAAATGGCGAAAGGAACCCAGATTTCCCACAAAACTATATCCAGCATATAAAAGGTAGGTTGGGTAGAGTTCAGATAATTTTAGTGTCTTCCCATAAAGAAGTAAGAGAAGAATTATCTAAAGCAGGAATTAAGTTTTGGCTATTATACCCAGAATTATCATTAAAGTCAGAGTATATCGATAGGTATAAAAAGAGAGGGGATACATTAGAATTTATCGATATGATGTCTAATAATTGGGATAAGTTCATACAAGATATGCAGTCACAGACGGGTTGCATCCACTTACCTATGTCTAAGGGGAGATATATTTCTGATTATTTGTGGGAATTATTTGTGGGAGACGGTGCATTATTTTTAGATAAAAATGGCAAGATAATATGGGACGGATGTACTATATATAACGCATTGAATGACCCCCCATATCAATCAGTTGAAGAGAGAAATGGTGAGTTATGGTTTGGTACAGAGGGTACGGATGATTGGGAAATAATGGACAATAAAAAATTCCGTTTCGATTTGTATTGGGAAATTAAGGAAGGTGAAAAATGAAACGTTGGAAATCGAAATTCGTAGAGTTTTTAGGAGTATTCAGAAGAATAAAAGAAGACTTTAGAATAGTTAAAGAAGGTTTCAAAGATGTTTGGAGTAGTCCTCCATATAGATGGTATTTTAGAGTCATGGTAATACTTACGATTCTAACTATTCTTTACGCAATTGAAGCTACAATAATGTTAACAGTAAGATAATTAAAATAAAAAGCGAGTAGATATGAATTCAGAGCCGCATGAAGATTGCAATAAATGGTGGTTGCCAGAAGGCATAAAGTTACCATCTAAAGCTGATTATTTTTCAGCATTACATGCTAAAGATGGATTTATGAGCATCCCTCCTAACGAAAATCCGGACATACTGGGAAAGCATTGTTCCGCGGCAGGAACAGAAAAGAGAGTGGAGCCAGGAGAGATTATTCAAAAAGATGGTAAGCCGTATAAAGTATTAAGAATTGACGAGAAAGGCGAAGCTGTTTTGGTTGAATGCGGGGGATGGTGAAATAATGAATATAATCTATTTCGTTCTGGCAGCAATCGCAGGATCATTCCTGTTGGCATACTTAATCTACTTATTCTTCAATTGGTTAATGAATAAATTTTGGGGCTAAAATAAAATGACAAATAATGTAGAAGAATTAAAAAATATGCTTGAAGATGTCGTTAATGAACTTGACTTATCAGAATCAGCAGAGGGAAAGCACGGGCCAAGGGGAACCTCTCCAGCTGAATTAGTAAGATTAGTTTTAGAAGAGAAAGACCGTCAAATTAGGATGTTAAAATTAGGTATGATTCCAATCAATGATATAATAAAAACAGATGCTATAAACGAAAAGGAAATCGAAGCGAAAAGCGAAGAATTATTTAATAAATATGCCATTTCATCCGCCGATTGCATTAATATAAAAGTTTTACCTCGTACGGCGTTTACAAAATTAATAAGAGAATATATGAGAATTTTTAGTAATAACATTAAAAATAATTAATAAAATAGAAGGAGAATATTATGAGTGACGGGGCTTATTGGCTTAAAATATATCGAATAATGATATGTATGGGCATAATTGGAGTAATAGGATTATTGGCCTTAATCTATTGGATTTCTTGTCATATAACCATAGGATGGAAATAATAGGGATGGATACATATAAAATTACAGAACTTGAGACTAAATTTTGTGAGCATATTCCAGACTTAATATCAGAGGGTGTTTTATATGTATCACTTTTCTTTGAGATTGCAATTCACTTATGCCCTTGCGGGTGTGGAAATCAGTCAGTGACTCCATTTGATACAGATTTTAATTTGGATAATGGTTGGGATATTAAGATTGATTCGGATAAAGTTACATTCACGCCATCGATTTTGAATAATAATTGCCCTAATAAAGCGCATTATTACATAACTGATGGTAAAATTATTAAAATATAAAAGGAAAGAACAAATGAAAAAGATTGCAATAATTCTCGCATTGTTAAGCGCTATTATCGGTTGCACAGTAACTCAAGAACCAAGCAACAAAAGATATTATCCTGCCTTAAAGAAAGGTGATTATGTTGTTATTGTTGGTAACGATGAAAGACATTTCGGGCAGGTTTATCAGGTGTCTTCTGACTTTAGCGGACGTGATTATTACGGAAATGTGAATTGGGTATTTGTAAATAAGCCCGGTGACACAAGCGGATTTATGGGGGTTATGTTGGATGATATTTATCCCTGCGATTCCCTTGGCAAAATGTTAGGATGGAGAAAATAATGAGAAAGATTTTATTATTAATCGTATTATTGAGTGGCCTTGCATATTCCCAAACATGGGAGGAATTGCTTGATATGGCCGAAAAAATAACATCAGAAAAATTGCTTAATGAGGCTGCATCAGAAAAATTGCTTAATGAGGCTGTTGATAAAGCAATTAAAAAATTTGCCTGGAAAACCGCGAAATGGGAATCTGAATGGATTATAGATACCATCTTATTTGAAGGGCGGGAATATTGGGAGGAAAATTTTTATTTAATTAAGCCAGATTTATGTGTTCACCAATGGGTCAAAAAAGACCTTAGAATTAAAACAATATGCTATGATCTACACGATTCAAGAGGATGCCCTGATACATGGGGGCTTGAAGAATGGATTTGTAAAAATTGTTTACGGTATATACGCACAAAAGAAAACAGAATACTTGTAGAACCGCCTAAAAGCGAGTTTGAGCTATTAAAAGAAAGAGTTATTGAAGCAATTAAGAAAGGGAAATAAACAATATGGAAAAGTTTATGCAGCCGTTTGAAAATATATTTAGAGGTAAAAGAGCAGATACCGGGGAATGGGTAGAGGGGAATTTAGTTAATGTTGTGAGTCTGAATACTGAATCCAACAAAGGCTGGAGAATATTAACACAATTACGTGATGGCTTGGTTTATCACCCAATTTCTTACGAAACTGTAGGGCAATACATTTGGTTAGACTATATCAACCAGGGACAAAAGAAAATGTTTGTTGGTGATATATTTAGCACAGGGACAACAGCTAAATATCTCGTGAAGCAAGTGAAAGGCGGCTTCATTGGGGAGTATTATAAGTATGGATTAAGGCCCAGCAATTCCTTTGGCTATGATATGGACTTAAAGTGCGCACCAATTTATAATATAAAATACGAAGGCAATTTACATGATAATCCAGAGTTATTAAAGCGTTAATAACGCATTTGAACGATGTTAAACACGCTTTATGTAGTAATAGATATGCCTGCTACTATATAATATAGAGCCAAATAAAACACAGCGAAAAAATAAAATACAGAATAAAACACACACCTCAAATTGCATTGTTTTTTATCGTTTCTCATTCTTCCAGATAATTAAAACTAAATAAAAGTGTGTTTTAATTCAGGAAAAAATAAAAAACACTTGACAATCGGCAAGCAATGTATTAAGTTGATAATAGTTAATAAAAGCTATTATTAACAAGAGTAAAGAAGTAACAACGAAGCGAAAAACGAATAAAACACAGCTTGAAAGTGTGTTTTATTAATTGAAGGAGATAATTTGAGATGGAAGCAAAAAGAATAGCAGAAAAATTAAGAAAACTGGCCTTTATGTTGAATGGGAGAGAATCAGGGGACGAAAGCAGAATTGATATTCAGCAGTATGCAGAAAGAGAACAGTTAGTATATGTTTATGTTTACGATGATGTAATTGAATTACGGGGTGCGATCCATGCAGAAATACCCGCAGATAAGGATACCGAATTATTTGTGACTGAACAAGGGCTGCTTGAAATATGCGAAGAAGGCTGTTCACATTATAGAAGAGCAAAAGAAAATGCAAGCCGGATTATAGCAATGGGGGATGATATAGGAGAACCATCTTGGAAATTCGAAACCAGCATTGTTCGTTCGACATTCACTATATGGAAGGATAATTTAAGTTATTGCGAGGGCATAGTATTCAGTTTAAAACAGTTAGGTGCGAAATGAAAGTAAATAAAGTTGACCCGAATAACCTGCCGAAAGTGAATGTGCTTGCATGGAACGGGAAGAGATTCTCGATTGGGAAATTGCGATTTAGTACAGGTGTGTTAATGGGTTGTTTAATATGTGAGGGCCAGATTGGAACATTAATAAACGTCAGTTCTTACGCTCTTTTAACCGACATTGAGGAAGAGTTTAAGAAAGAAGCGGAAAAGTATTATTGTGATTACAGTGAAGAAATTGGGGAATGTTCGGAACAATGCCCAATTATTAATCATAAACGCATAGGCTCCAGTCCATGCAGAGATTGTAGTAATATAAAGGAATACGATTCTATTTCATGGAATTGGATTATTTGTCCGGCGCTTAATAAGTACAAAGCAGAACAAAAATTAGTTAATAAAACCAAATAATAACAAACATAAAGGAGAGAGAAATGTTTTGTTTGAAATTCAGAAAAACAGACATTGAAGGGTACTTGCCCAAAGCAAGGGAAAACAAACGAGTAGTAGCAGAATCAATCGACTCAGTTGTAATTGAACCGGCACTAACAGATCAGGACAAGGCAAAGCTGGCCCGGAAAGAATTAACCATAGATGAAATACGCAGCAATATTGACTCATACTTAAACTAAAGAGGAAGAAATGCCGGGAAAGAACATCATCATAGTAAAAAACAAAAGAACTACACTATACTTATCCAATGGTTTAGAGGTTTACGATTGCGCAACATCCCAGTACCTTAAAGCAAGGAAGACAAAGCCGGTAGAGAAAAAGAGAGATAAGAGAGAAACATTTGATTTAGAAATATTGGAATGAAGGCCATGAAAATAAAACATGAACATAACCAGTCCTGCCCATTTGGGCAACAAATAGAGGGAGTCCCGATTGTAGTTAATTCGGCAGCCTGCCATAATTGCGAACACTTATACAGTGTAAGCAACAATGAAGTTGACTGCCGGTATGAAGAAGATAAAGAAGGAAATGAAGAGGTAAAAAGTGAAAGTTAAAAAGTATTATAAAATAGCTTTGTTTTTTGCTAAACTTACAGTGATATGCGGGCTGATTAAATTTATATTTTTCCAATTATTGGAAGGCTGGCATTGGGAAATAACCAATAGTGTGGAAAAATGGTGCGGAGACGGAGTTAATGCCTTAGCTTTATCTGCACTTATATCTTTTATGCTTGCAACGTCAGAGCTAATTGAAGAATATATAAAACATTATGAAGGTAAGGAATAATGATAAAGAAATTTAGAAAAAAGTGTCAGAAGTATTTCGTTACCATCATTGGTGTAGTATTATTTTTCGACTTCCTTTTGCATATTGAGGGGGTAATTACAGCCCTTAAAGATTTAGATGAGGAGTTATAGTAAAATGGCAAAAAATTTTACATTCAAAACAGAACAACCAACAGGTGCATGGAGAGCATTCGATATGCCAACGCACTATATTAAGTATAAAAGGGAGATTGTAGGAAATATTGTACCGAGACTACCCTTTAGAATAAACTTAATGGTTATTAAAGAAGATATAAACGAAGACGGGAACCCTAATTGCTTATGGAAGTGGATTAGATTGAATAAAGAGTTTGGGGCATTAGACGAAGCAAAGCAATTTCTTCTTGATAATGCAGACGAAATATTAAAAAAATATAATTTACATGCGATGGAGTATTAAAAGAATGGGAACGACTACTATATCATGGTGCGACTATACCTGGAACATCGTAACCGGATGCACAAAAATAACTACAGGTTGCCGGGAGTGTTACGCAGAAGAATTGCACAACAAGAGGCATGAGGCATACAAGAAAGGTAAATTGCAGAATATGCCGCAATATGCAGAGCCTTTCAGTAAGGTGCAATTACACCCTGATAGGTTAAGTATTCCGCTTCGTATGAGAAAGGGCCGGAAAATATTTGTTAATTCTATGAGTGATCTTTTTCATCCGGAAGTTCCTTTTAAGTTTATTGACAAAGTAATGCACGTAATAGCCCAATGTCACTGGCATACATTTCAGATTTTAACCAAAAGGCTCGAGAGAGCTTTGGAGTATTTTAATCAGCTTAAACATAAACACCCTAATTTAACATTCCCATTCAAAAACCTTTGGTTTGGAGTAACTACAGAGGATCAGGAACAGGCAGATATACGCATACCGTTAGCGTTACAGATTCCTGCTGGAGTAATATTTATTTCGGTTGAACCAATGTTAAGTGAAATTACCTTAAGGGGCAAGAATTTAGGCGGAACTCAATGGATTGGCGGGCAAAGAGGTTGCGAAGGGAAACACAGCCATAATAATAAACACGAAGACGGAACACCGGGTAATATCTTGCACCATCACCATGATGATAGGTGTAATAGAGGAATTGACCTTGTTGTATGCGGCGGAGAGAGCGGAAAGAACGCCCGGCCCACACACCCTGATTGGGTAATATCATTAAAAAATCAATGTATTGAAGCAGGTGTGCCTTTCCATTTTAAGCAATGGGGAGAATGGACTACGGCAGGCCAGTGCCCCCCTGATCTTGATTTTGAAAAGTATAAATGCAAGCAAGACACAAGCGGAATAGGATTTTACCGAGTAGGCAAAAGAAATTCCGGTTGCCTGGTTGACGGAGTAGAGTATAAAGAGTTTCCGAAGAATTACTTTTAGTTAGAGAATTCCAACTTGAGAAAATGAAAATAAAGGAATAGTAATGATTACCAGAGAGAAATTTACAGAGATATTAGATGTAGATGGCGGTGCTTTTACAAACGGGCATATTGATTATACAATGAAGGCACTTACATTATTACGTGAACGAATACCTTATGAGGTATGTGATGAGATAGTCCAGGGGGCAGATAGGGGAGCCGTTTATCTTTGTGATATAAAAGATGTGCTCCCATATATTAGCGTTGAAGATGCTTATATATTAGCTGATTGCAATTTATACATTGATAAAAAGTTAGATTGCTTGGGGTTTGATTGTTAACATAAAGGAATATATTAGATGAAAGCAATATCAGTAAAGCAACCTTGGGCGGCCTTAATAGGCGCAGGGGTTAAAACCATTGAAACAAGGGTATGGAAAACATACTACAGAGGGGATTTGTTAATTTGTGCATCGGCAAAACCCATTATCTCCATTCCGCCGCCGTTTCCTTATCAGGAAATAATAACAAAGTACGTGAATGAGAACTACAAGAAACACAAAAGTATGGCAGAGTTCTCTTCACAAATGGAATCAGACCTGCAAAAATTTTATGCAATGATGAAACCAGGTAGGCAAATTTGCATTGTTGAGTTGTACGACATTCAGCCAATGACACCCGAACATGAAAAGGCTGCATTATGCGATGTTTACCCCGGCGCTTATTCGTGGTTCATCAGGAATGTAAGACCGGTTCCTATTTTACCCGTGAAAGGGTGTCTTAAGCTATTCGATGTACCGGATGAATTGATTAATTCAGTTTTATAAGGAGAAATGAGCAAATGATATTATCATACGATGGTATATACAGTGGACTTCTTCTAATGGGCGTAATTTTAATTCCGAATATTGCAATTATATATGCAATTGATTTTTGGCGGAGCCATTATAAAAACAAATTGGATAACGCGGGAAGACAGAAGGAAAAAATAATTGAGCAGAAAGCTGTTTATAAAATATCTTATTCCCCTGATACCGGCTATTGGGTGGCAAAGTATTGTAATGATCCCTCTCCAATGCCTATTGCTAAAGGGGACACGTTTGAAGAGGCAGAAAAAAATTTAGGTATATACATTAAACGCAAGAGAGAAAATAATTTTGAATCCTTTTATGATGTCGATGGTTGGGACGTATTCCCCGGCAAAAACTGAAAAAAAATAGACAAAATTAGAAAAACAGCATTAATATATTAACGCCTGAACAATTCAGGCGTTTTTTAATGCAAAAAATTCAATTAGATGAAGAATTCTCTCCGGGTCAAGAAGAAGAAAACCCGAATGAATTATTAGAAAAGATACAAGAGCAGAACAAAGAAGCTTTTGACAGGATTCAGAAGGAAGGGAACGAAATAAACCTGAAAATGGCAGAAGAATTACTTGCTCATATCAGGGATATTGACGGGCCTGTATATGATTATGCAGGCGGACACAGATATATTAATCTTGAAACGGAACCCTTGCCATATAGCTTATTACGCAGGGCCGGAGATACGGAACCTGGCAGGCTTATTAAGAACAAAAGAAGATTGGACTTTGCCCAATGGGGAGTTGCACCGGCAGGCGGACGTAAGAGAGGGGCAATATTCAAATTTTCAAATCCTGATTTTCAGCCGACAAAGGAGCAAAAAACCCTTTTAGGGTTATGGCAGCAGAAACTTTTGTCTTCTTTCTTTTACCCTCCAAACGAATCAAGCCCAAACTTCGCTAAGTTTATTGGCGCAGCTTATGAAGATTACTTTGATGTTGACGACATAACTCTTGAGGTAAGAACAGACGGATTTGATAATCCGGTTGCAATTCACTTGCAAGACCCGATATTATTCAAGCCGGTTGTTAAGAAGCAAAGATTTACCAACCATATTATCGGTTCAGACACACAAGAGCTAATAAATGAGCTTGAAAGCATTGTAGGTAAAGGGGTAAAGGAAGAAGAACCCAGCGAACCAGATTATTTACTCGTTTATCAGAACATAAAACTTGCCGGTGTTACCCGTGACAAGGTGATGAAGAACCATTTTTTTGTAAGATCAGACCATAAGTACGCAGGCAGAGGGTACAGTATTGCGGAACAGGCCGTAAGAATGATTACTTACATAACCAATGCTCTTAAGATGAACGCTTCCAACTTCACAAACAGCAGATTGCCCCCCGGATTCTTTGCAGTTACAGGCGGAGGCGTAAGCCCTATGGCGTTAGAGCTGATTAAAAAAACATTATGGGCATATCAAAATGGCGCTTCCAATCAGAACAAAATGCCGATGATAAGCCTTAATGGGGAAAAATCAGATGTTAAATGGGTAGGAACGAGAGGAAACAGCCGAGATATGGAGTATCACCAGTTTATGACGTTGCTCTTTTCTATTTTCTGCCAATTATCCGGCACAGATCCGAGAGAAGTAACGTTAGGTAGTTATGGTGATGCAGTAGGGGCAAAGAGTTTATTCCAGGAGTCAACAGACGGTGTTGTAAAGGAAAGTAAAGATTTAGGGGCAAAAGTATTTCTTCAGTATTTAGCTGACAGCTTAAACGCACCAAACAAAGATGGTGCTAATATCTTTAAGCGAGTTACTGGACTCGATATAATGTTATCCTTTGAAGGTTTTGAAATTGAAGACCGGAAAGCAAAGGTTGAAATTGATGCAAAGTTATTAACAACAACCAAAAGTTTCAATGATTTACTGGCCGAACAGGATAAGGAAAAGCAAGAACTTATGTTGGGCGATGTTAACGTTTACGATTTGCCGGGTTTTACCAATCAGCAGATTTACCAAACAGTTTTATTCAACGCACAGCAAAAGGCGCAGCAGGAACAAATGCAGCAACAACCCGCTCCCGAGCAAGGGAACGAACAAGGCGGCCAAAACGGCGGCCAATTAACCGATAAGGATAAAGAGCTATTAAGATTGTACGGTAATGATGCGGACATGGAAGGAGATTTGAGAGCGGAATACGAAAAACTAAACGATAAGAATAAGGAGGAATAGGGGTAAATGGCAGGAAGTGAGTGCCCAGATAATACAAAAGATTGCTATTTCCTAAAAGACAAAAAGGAAATCAAAAATCAATTGCAGGAAGTATTGGACAAAATAGAAAAAGTTGATTGCGATGTTACGTTAAAAAACGGCACAACAAAGGTTGTTAAGCAGAGTGAAGCAATAGTTATGACATGGGAAAATCAAATTGAGATATTTAAGCACATTGAACAAATTAACCAGCGCACACAGATTCTGGAGGATTTACATTTGTTGGCAGATTACAGTAAAAAGATTGGGAAGATACTTAGCCCTGTTTTCAAAGTGTTAAAGATAACAGCTATAACAGGTATAATATTATTTGCAATTTATTTGTTATTAGCTGGCAGAATTAAGATTGAAGATATTATGTCAAATCTTTTCGGGTTATAACATGATACCTACTGATTTGATGAACAAAGAAGAACGTGAAATTTATGAAGAGAGAGCGGCAATTTGCGAGTATGAAGGCAATATGACACGTGAAGAAGCAGAACGAATTGCCACAAAATAAATAATTGACATGAGGTTCAAAAAGAGAAATGATTCAAACGATAGACGGTAAATTACACCACCTAAAGCAGTTGGATTTTATAGAAAGGCATTTGTCAGGGTTATACAACCCTGATGCTTTTTATAATGACTTGCGTGAATTCCTAATTGAAAGTAAAACCATTGATTTGGATACCAAAGAGTATTTAACAATTATGGAAATCGAAAGGATTGATACGTTCATTAAGGATTATTTCTATTTGCGTATTCCCGAAGCTCAAACTTATTTTTTACGTGCCTATGTTATCGGTAGATTGTTTTCAAGGGCTGACCTTCAGGGCGCAGCCGTCACCAATTTGTTACAGTTAAAAGTTGATAGCCTTCCGAAGTTCATTAGAGATGCAGCGGTTGAGTATAACCTTAACGTAAGCGAAATAGAAGCGCTTAAAGCAGCAGTTGAGAAAGGGGGGCAGTTTATCACCAACACAACCACAAACACCCAACAGCAAGTAAAGATTGCGCTTACAGAGGCTATTATGCGGAGAGAAGGGGCGGGTGGAGTTGAAAGACGGTTGCGTGAAATGATTGTTGAGGATGCGGGTGAGCTTAATAGAAACTTAAAAACGGTTGCAATTACAGAAACCAACACAGCCTATTCAGCCGGTTATCTTTCAACAATAAATGAGGGGGATTATGTAATCGGTATAAGTATGCCGGATTGCTGCCCATCTTGTGATGATGTTATTAATATGAAAGTTTACAGGGTAACTAAAAACCCCCCGCCGGACTATAGCACTTTAACAGGAGAAGAATATAAAAGAGTTGCCAAAATTTGGGAAACTACAGTATGGGCAGGTAAAACAAATATTGGCCGCAGTATGTCATTCCAAAAGAGGATTGATAAAACTAAAGGCAATAAAAAGGATAATTTGAGGGAAAAGAAGCATGATGAATATAGTATGCCTTGTGTGCCCTTCCATATTCGCTGCCGGTGCGTGTTTATTGCTTTTAACCCTTTACTCCAATGGGTAGATAACGGAAGGATAAGACTTGCCTTTGAAGATAGGGCAGCTCATAAAAAATGGTATGAACAAAATATATTGGGGATGGAATGAAAATATTAAGCAGAGTTCCCGATTTTGAGGGCGGATTTATTACAAAGAGCTTAGAGAGTTATCAAATTGTTACCCGGGATAATGACGGCAATATTCTTGATTCAGTTCCTTATGATATGATTGAGAAAGGAGCCGAAACAGATTTAGGCACAATAAAGGATTGCACCGAAGACACCGTAATTATGACTGATAACCGGGAATTGGACAGGTTAATGGTTAATTCTCATTTGCTTAACAAGGCCCTTGAAACGGGTAAGCTTGAAATAGATGAACCCGAAGAGCCTTTTATTTCCGGGACATTTGAAACTGTTTTGGGAAAAGTAGAAGTTGAAAGAGAACCGGACGACATAAGAACGGTTTTGTGTTCCCCGGATAAAGTTGAAGAAGATATTTTTTATAAGAGCATCGGTAATAAATTATACACGGCTGAAGTTATTAAACCCTTTATCGGTAATCACCGGATTTTGTGGTATGGGTCAGAGAGAAAAAAAAGAAGCCCGAAACTATATAAAGCGTTTGGTAATAGCGTAAGTTTAACCAAGCCTACTGTTTCAACAGGGAACGCATGGAACCAAAAAGGAGGACAGAAGCCGGGCCACAAATACATTGACCGCAAGGAAGTTGCACCAGGTAAGTATATTTATCTTTATAAAATGCCGGATGGACGGAAACAATGGCAGAACGAACAGGGGCAGAGCGTAAAGCAACCGGAAGGGCAAGCAGCCGAGCCGGATATGAATTTTACCAAAGGCGATATTGTTAAATTTAACGGTGAAAATTACGCAGTAAAGGAAGCCGCCGACAATTTACTTGTTCTTGCGGGGGAAGGTAAAAAGCCAATAATAGTTAATAAAACCAATTATTTACAAGAACAAAGAGATTTACAGAATTTCAGACAGGGGGATATTGTTAGTTTTCAGGGCAAGAGTTCAAGAGTAAAGCTAACCACAAATAATTTTGTCCTCATGGAGTATGAAGACGGCGGGCATAAACTCTTCAGGAAAAACGTTGAATTAAAGAAAGTTTCGCAAGGTGAAATGAGAACCCCGGAAACTTTCAAGCAGTACGGTATTGATAAAAAGGTTGCCGATGTTACCAGCGGAATAGTGACATTAGACGAATATCTTATGCAAAACCACAACTACAAAGATGATCCAGAGTATAAGTTATTCCTTCAGACTTCACAGGAAACCGGGTTTGGCCGTAAGAACGATTTACGGCAACAGAAGTTTGTTAAAACTCCGCAGGGGCACTTATCAGTTGAAAGACGGTATAATCCAATAAATGATGATATTGAAATCAGCATTGATGGAATTGATAATTATCCTGTTTACATGAACGGAAAGAAATTTATTGCAGTTGATGCAATGGAGGATGGTTACATTGTCAAAGATAAACAGGGGGAATATTTTCATTTACCTTTTGATGAATTGGAAAAGGAACGGCAAAAAGAGCTTGAAGTTCAGGAAAAGAAAAAACTGAAATTTAGTTTTGATGATAAAGGAAATATTGCAAGTTCCGAATGGGTTAAGGAAGATGAAAACCCGGATATGCTGGCTAAGTTAAAACAGGCAAATAAAGATAAGGCAGAAGAAAGGCCCAAATTATCAATAAGGAGTAAAACAAAGACAGCCCCGGTACAATCACAGGAAGATAAAGACCGGGTTAAACTTGAATACGAAAGAACCATAGCGGAGAAAAAGCAAACACTTGATACGCCTGCTTATGTCACCTTCAGACAGGATGCAGAAAATGAAGGCTTTAAGGTTATGCCTGATTTGTTCACCGCAGAGCAAACGGCCAAAGTAAACGGAGTTGATTATAAGTTTGTCAGGAAGTTTGATTACAAGACTGGCGAAGTAATAACCGAGCAGACATCAGGGAAATATAACCAGGTAGAAATTAACGGTAAAAAGTATGACATCGAGGGAATAAAAGGGAATAAAGTTCTTTATAAGGATTCCGAAGATGATTTTAATAATAGCTTCCTTGATACTTTAGGCGTTTCTTCAATTAAGAGCATTTCTCTTGATGAACTGAAAGAAATGAACGGCGAAGCTCTTTTTGCAAAGACAGAAGCTAATAAGGGACTTGTAAGCACCAAAAAGCAAACAAAACAGTTAAGTATCGACTCACAAACCAAAATACCATATTGGACAGAAGTAGTAGAAGCCGATCAGATTACCCCGAGCCATACATACAATAATGGTGAATTCGTTAAAAACAATAATTACTCGATAAAGGCAGCTCAAAACAGAGATTACAATGCTAAAGACATTGAAGTAACAGAGGGGATAAAGAATAAACCTGATTTTGATATGTTGGATGATGTTCACCTGGCAACTTCCGGCGCACCGATTGTTAACAATAATTATGAAGTGTACGGCGGGAACAACAGAAGCATGGGAATTATTGCGCATTATTCTTCCGGCGGGAATAAGTATAAAGAGGATCTAATTAACCATGCGGAAGAATTGGGATTTAATCCTGATGAAATTAAATCAATGAAAAATCCTATTCTTATTCGCCGCACAGATGTTTCCGCAGAGGAGGCCAACGTTTTAGGCGGGAAAACAAATCAGAGTCTTGCAAAAGAGCAAAGCCTTGATGATACGGCAAGGGCAAAAGTTCAGCAGATAAAGCGGGATGAAAACCTTGTTAATCAGATACATGATTTGTTTGCGAAGGTAAAGGATCCTGAAATAGATACTTTCAATAAATACATTGACTCCGATAAAGGCATTGGTGATGAAATATTTAACCTGTTAAGGCGCAAGGACATTATTAATGCAAATGAGATAAGAAAGTACACGAACAACAACGGTAAACCGAACAAGGAAGTATTAAAATCATTAATGCGAAACTTAATATTTGGCGACACCGGAGAATATTTTGAAAATAATCTCATTCCTGAAAATACGGTTAAGGCCCTTGATATGTCACTTGGTACGTTAATGGGACTAACCAAAGAGCAGAGTTTACAGGAACCGATCAATAGCGCTATTAAGATAATTGGGAAGTATCAAAACTATAAGGATAAGTACAATAATATTGATGAATATTTGAATTCTGATATTGACATCTTTTCGGGCAGCGAAAAAGTAAGCGATAAGACAAAGGCAATGATTAAGCTTTTGGAGGGCAAACCAACAGAAGTGAAAAATAAAATAAATAGTTACAGGGCTGATATGGAGAGCAATATGTTTAGTGACGGATTAAGCCCCGAAGAAGCGTTCAAAAACAATTTCCAATAATGGAAAACATTAAAAACAAATAAAAAGGAGTCCTATTATGTCAGCTAAATATCCTAAATTGTCAACCGATGTTCTTAATTCAAGGGATTTTTACAACAATCCGAATGCGTTAGCCGGTTTACTTGCATTGGCAAACTTGCCATTTAATGTAGTTACAGGAAAAGTAACAGCAGGTGCTTCAGGTGCAACAGTAAAAGATAACGTATTTATTTCTCCAACGAAACTTGAGATTAAGGATGTAAATTTCGTTATTGACACAGTTCAGACGGGTACAGGAAATACCCCGAAAGTGCAGCTCTTAAACCTAACACAGAGCAAAACAATTGCTGAATCAGCCGATATTGCGTTAAGCAAAACAATTGGGGACGTTGTTCCTTTGGTGATTGATGCGGATAATGCGGAAATTGCTGAAGGGGATGTACTTCAGTTGGCAATTGTCAATCCGGCAGGCACAATAACAGTAGCATTGGTAGGCAAAGGTCAGTTTGCATGGGTATCTGTAGTTTAGTTGTTTAATTTACAAAGGCTATCCAGAAAACGGATAGCCTATTTTTATAAGGAAAAAGATGAAAAGAGTATTATTATTATTGGTTTTAATAAGTCAGTTTATTTACGGACAGGAAATATTACAGCGGAACAACGCAAGCGGTATTAATTACTCTTTAACAACACAATATACAGCCGTTAAATTTACTGCAAATGATAATTACACGGTAGGGGCGGTTGAGATACAAGCAAAGTTCAATAAGCTGATCTTCAATAGCAATCAATGGGTTTACGGTAATATTTACGATGATAACGGCAACAAACCGGGTAAACAGATTATCCAGGGCATATCTTCAAAGGTTACAGCTATTCCCAGCATTTTTGGGCAAGTGAATTTGTTAACAAATGCTATTCTTAACAAAAATACAGTTTATTGGTTAGTGATAAGACTTGATTTTGCTTCGCCTGAAAACAGTCTAATATGTAATAGCGACACATTGGGGCAAGGAGCGATAAGCCGTGACGGAATTACTTGGACAGTAAACAAGGTTCAATTGAATGTTGTTATAAAAGGCAGGCCCTATAATCCGCCGGTTCAAGGAAACACAGAAGCAAGTCAGGCAACCAAAATTATTTCTCTTTCGGGAGATATGACGAAGGATAATTCTAATAACGTTTTAAAGCTCAAACGTGACTTATACGGGCCATATATTGCAAGCGGTGATTTACTATACCTACAGGATAATAGTCACTCCATTGTTACAGGAGCAGCTTTTGTAGCTGAAATTGACAGCGTAATAAGAATAAAGCTTAACCCGAGAGCGCAAGGCAATGAAACGGCCTATAAGTTTGATACTAAAGAAGATGTTGCAGGGAATTTGTTAGAAATTGCAAAAAAAGGAATAACGAAAGTAAAGGTTGATAGTTCCGGTACAATTGATGCAAAAGGTTTTACAATGGGGGGAAAAAATATTCTTGATTCAATAAAAAGCACCAACGATTCATTAACAGTAAAGTTCAATGAATACGCCAAAAAATATGATGTTGATACGGCGAAAAGCAATTTAAGAAATGAGGTAAACGAAAAGTTTAACGCAGCGGACACACTTAATGCGCAAAAGTTTTCTATTATTTCAGATTCACTTGCACGAAACAGCATGGATATTCAGACTAATAAGCAGTCGGCGCTTGATTCTTTATATAATCATATAATACTCATTAACGCTCAATACGATAGTTTGAAGAGTCACAATTTAAGACTTTTAGGTCTAATTGACAGCTTGAAAAAGAAAGTAAGTGACACAGATACTTCGGGGCGTTGGCAGCCAAAAGGGATTTATACCATTCCGGGGGATACGCTTTTGAGTCTTGCTTATCTCAAAGCTTTAATGAATTACAAGCTGAATTATTCGGATACAAATGGTTTTAGGGGGTTTTCGGATAATAAATATATGGGGAGCGCAAGCACAGTAACCTCCGGCGCACTACCTTATTTTAATAGTACTACTGGAAAGGCGTTAGGTGCGAGTTCCGCAACTTTAACAGGTACTGGTTATTACACATCAGATTTAACCGTCAATCAAAGCGCACTTAGTAATATATATGCAAGTCAAACAGCGCAGACATTACAATCCAATTCCGCTACTGGGACTGACTATACTATGGGTACTCAATATGTAGCTACTAAATTTACAGCTACAGCGGCTCATACTATGGGGGATTTTCAAGTGTCAATTAAAGCAAGTGCGTTACTTACTAACTATACGTCAACCGTCACCGGTTATATCTATTCTGATAATGCAGGCGTACCGGGAACATTACTTGCAACGGGGCAGGGGGTACGTTTGGGGTCATTAACTACAAGTTACCAGACTTTAAGCGTTGGTACTACTTACACGATGGTGAACGGTACTACCTACTGGTTAGTATTGAAATACAGTGGAACTCCAACAGGCGGGAATATAATTCTTAATTCCGCAAGCAATACTAATTACGGTGCTTCGAGTACAGACGGGACTAACTGGGCTAATACTAATTCGGAATTGAAGTTCACAATTAGAGGACTAACTTATCGAGGCGTGCAAGGCAATTCAACGAATAACATTGGCGTGTATGGCAATTCAACGAATAACATTGGCGTGCAAGGCAATTCAACGAATAACATTGGCGTGCAAGGCAATTCAACGGATAACATTGGCGTGTATGGCGCTTCAACGAATAACGTTGGCGTGCAAGGCCGTTCAACGGATAACATTGGCGGTGTATTCTATATTAGGGGGGCATTAACCCAGAATAACCCAAATAGCACAGTCTTAATCCGCAGATACCCTTCAGGGTCTTATAACGCAACGGGCAATGTATTACAGATTACGGACAATCCGACTGTAACAGGTACTATTTCAGGTAGTCTTATTTCAGGGGATATTGACGGTGTTACAAGGTTAGATTTTAATCCGAGAGTTTCAGACGGCGCAACTGCTGTAGCTCATATTCTGGACACAAAGAACACACTTTCCACTTCAGGGGCGAAACTATTGAGTATTAGGAATGGGGGGACGGATAGACTCACATTATCGTATGACGGGTCTCTAAGGTTGAGTAGTCTTGTAGGAGATGGGGCTAATATAGCCGTACATCGCAAAAGTGATGATAAGGAAGTAATAATGTTTGGTTCTTACGCTAACGGAATGGCATTAAGAAGTGATGGACAATTTAGATGGGGGGCAAGTGAATGGTACAGCGGGTATGATATTGGTTTAAGTCGTAATAGTGGTGGGGTCTTAGAGATTAACAATGGCGTGGCGGGCACATATAGGGATGTATTGCTTCGAAATGTCATATTATCAAATAATATTGTTGTGCTCAATAAAGCTTCCTCTGCATATATTACCTTCGCAACCCGCAACACAACAGGGAGTGAGGCAGTTTACGATTTAAGTAATGTGGGGACTTTGAGTGCAAGTTCAATAGTCACAGCCGCACAATTCTCTCTTTCCGCATTAAATACAGCTCCGGCAAGTTCTTCAGCAACAGGTACAACAGGTGAGATTAGAATAGTGGATGGATACATTTATGTGTGTGTAGGTACAAATTCATGGAAACGTGCGGCATTAAGTTCATGGTAATTAATAAATATAAGGAAACAATATGAAAAAAATACTTTGGTTCGTTTTAGTTATGTTCTCATTTGTGATAGCACAAGAAAAGAACAATTATTTACTTGTGGATACTGTTAATGTAGTACAGGGAATAATTCAGCTTGCACCAAATTTGCAAGCAGATTCAGCTTTTGGAGGATATAGGGTTTATAAGTTTTCAGGAGATTATAATCCTATATACATTCAGACGAGAACATTTGACGGTACGACTTTAATCGAGATTAAGCCGCCAAAATGGATACTGACAAAATTTGAATTCAACAGTAAGTTCACTATCGAAGAGCTTATTAACATTGAAAATGCTGCGAATTCTGATGTCCTGGTAAAGATATTAATGAATAAATTCAACATTGCGGAAGAAATAGAATTGCGAGATCCGGCAGTTATTTATGGGGTAAATACTTTAGTTGAAAAAGAATTATTAACAGCGGAAAGGGCGAAGGAGATACTTAGCCCAAAATAAACAAGGAGGTTTAGGAATTGAAAGTATTAGCAATAACAACCAAATACATAATCTATTTAGTATTTATTTTATCATTGGTAACAATAGTTACTTACCTGCATGGTTGCGAAGTTGAAACGCCCGTGGTTGGCAATGCAGCGGTATCAATTATATCATTTACAGCGATAGCGGGAGTTCTTTTTAGTTTAATGTGCAGGCGCAGGGGGCAAAGCAGGGGAGCAGTTGTTTTTGTCGGCCTTACAATTGGGGCATTTATTTTCGTTTTACAGACAATCAGGACAGCATTAAAGTAGTTGTAACCCCTTACAAAAAGTAAGGGGTTTTTATTTAATTCAAATATTTATTGCGGGGTACGGTAAAACACCGTATATTAAAGATAATTAATTAATAAAAACATTTATTAACTAATAACCAGCAACATGAACAACGATAAAAGATGCAGAGAGGAAGATAAACAACGTTTACTTGAAATGTTAAGTGAGTTATTAGGGCCGATTGAACATGAAACCATTAAGGAGATGTATCATTCAAGCCGAAAGATAAGAGCAGAAATGCACATAAACGCATTCCCAATAGCTTTACTTTACAGACTTTCCTTATATAAAAAATTAGACAATGAGTATATAGGATTATCCACACAAGAAGTTGCAGTAAGGGAAGGAGTTTCGCCCCGGAGAATGTATAACATAAGAAAAGATTTTTTTAAGCATTCAAGGCAAAACCACAAATAAATATACAGGAGAGAGAAAAAAAGATATGATATTAACAGGTAAATGCGAAGAACAATTAAAAGCAATTTCGGAAGAAAGTATAGATTTTATTTGTTCTGATGTGCCTTATGGATTAACAAACTTAGACCCGCTTAAACTTATTCAGGATGATTCTGTTAAAGGTAAAGGTTTTATGAACAAGGATTGGGATAATATACCGACCTTAGAAGCCTTAACAGAGTGTCACAGGGTATTAAAGCCAGGTGCATTTATGGCTTTAGTATTTACACCCCGGCAAGATGCACAGGTTGTTTTAATGTATAGGCTTTTGCAGGTTGGTTTCAAGATAAACTTTACACCAATTTATTGGACTTATCATAGTGGTTTTCCAAAAGCTGGAGATACTTCGAAATTAATTGATAAAAGATTAGGGGCGGAAACCGAAGAAGCAAAAAGGTTTGAAGGTTCCAAATTAGGGTATCAGCCTAAACCAGCGGTCGAAGTTGTAATGATAGCGATGAAACCATTAAGCGAAAAGAGCTATTTAGATCAGGCTCTAAAGAATGGGAAAGGTATTACCTGGTTGGACAGGGGGAGAATACCCTTTGTAAGCGAAAATGATAAACCTCAAGCGAGTACAGCCCCAGATTTGAGGGATGTAGGAAGGATAAGTAAAAAAGAAATAGGAGTTGATAAAATTAGTTTCGGGCAAGCAAAAGGCGCAGAAAGAATAGAGTATGATGTTAATTCACAAGGCAGATTCCCGGCAAATTTACTTATTAGTGATGATGTTTTTGCTCCATTAGGGGAGAGTAAAAGCGGATTTATGGAGGGACAACAGGGGGGATTTGGGGGTTCAACCTTAGTATATGGAAAAAACAGCACTATACCCGAAACTGTTTGTTATGCAGATGAAGGAAGCCAAAGCCGATATTATAATCTTGACTTATGGTTTGAAAAAAGATTAGAGAAATTACCAGCACAGGTAAGGGCAACATTCCCATTCTTAGTGGTTCCAAAACCGAGCAAAAAAGAAAAGAATGCGGGTTTAACCGACGGCAATAACCACATGACAGTCAAACCAATAAAATTAATGACTTATTTACTTGAAATATTTAGCGATAAAGACGACACCATACTTGATCCGTATGCGGGCAGTGGAACAACTTTATTAGCCGCAAAAATGATAGGGAGAAAGTACATTGGTATTGAAATGACAGAGGAATTTATTTCAATCATTGAAGCGAGATTGGAAGCAGGGGAACCTTTGCAGCCAACATTATTTGACAATTTATATCAGGTAGCAATATGAAAACATGGCAAATTGTTCTTTGTGCAGTAATTGTTATTGTATTTTGCGGGTTAACTTTTTTTATAACGAAAGAGATTTACAAAGCACCGTCACCAAAAGCCCGGACAGATACCAGCTATGTTCCGTATCCTGTACCAGGAAAACCAATTTACATTAAGGGCCGGATTGACACCGTTAAGTCCGATACTGTTTTTACAAGCATAACGGATACAATTAGAATACCAGAGGGAACACTTTTAGCCAGTACCGACACAACAGCAAACTTTAACTTAGAAGGTGATAGCTTGAGCATTGCTGCCAGCTACACTTTCCCTCCTGCTAATTTCTTCCAAATAGGGATTAAGAGCTACAACCGAAAAAGAATAAATCAAGTTGATACGGTTTTCAGGGAGCAGCCTAAAACTTTTTGGAGTAAGTTTCATTTTGGCATCGGTGCAGGGGTAGGATATGAATTCAAAGAGAAAAAAACTTATCCGGGTTTGTTTATTGGAGGATTTTACGAATTATAAGTTTTCGCATGAACTCAAGGCGAAGATCGGCATATATATAAATAGCGGTTACTCCGATTAAAAACAAAAGGCCGCATGTTATTTTACCTCAAGGTTGTCTCGTTACGGGGCAACCTTTTCATTTATAAAATATTTCTCACCTTTAAAAATACTGAAAAAAAATAGACAATCTTTTATAAACGCAAATAGTAAGTTATCCTCAAGAAAAAAGAAGGATACTAATAATTGGAACACTTTTCATTTTTCGCCCCGGCAACATTGCTTAAATCGGGGCATGCAGGTAGTAAACGAAAAATAAGAGTAGGCGGGTTAATCTCATCAGAAGCCAAAGATGCAGACGGTGAAATTGTTGAATCGGGAGGCATTGATTTTAGCTATTTTACTTCCGGTTTTGGGAAAGTGAAATTTGAACATGATTCTCCATTACTAAAAGAACCTGATAATATTATTGGTTTTCCTGATAATCTAATTAGGAAAGGCAAAGACACATTTTTTGAAGGAACTTTGGTTGATTTCGAAGGAGTTCCCGATGATCAATTAACTCCGCAGCAGAAATCTGCAAAGTCAGCATATGGATTATTAAAAAGTATGGAAGATCATAATGCTGATTCTCCCAGCATTCCACAAAAAGCAGGTTGGAGCATCGAGGGAGATGTATTAGAAAGGGATAAAGCAACAGGCAGAGTAAAAAAATCAAGAGTAACAAACGTTGTGCTTACAACAAAGCCTATCAATCCAACAACATACGCCACATTATTAAAATCATTAAATACAGGATATGAAGTAAATCCGGCTAATATGTCAGGTATTGCAGTAGCACGAAAAGAGAGTATCGAAGAAGGTAATTTAAAACATAATAAAAAAAACACAAAAGGAGTAAAATGTATGTTTAAGAACAAACAGGAAGCTTACGATCATTACCTTGCAAAAGGAATGTCGGCAGAAAAAGCTACCGATATGGCTAATATTTGGGAAACCGAAAGTAAAGCCGAAACCGCATTAACAGGGGCTACAGAATCTTTGCAGAAATCTATCAAAGAAATTGAAGCGATTGAGAAAATTGAGTTGGAGGCTTCAAACCCTGAAAAATTACGTAAATCCTTAAAAACCATACAGGAAGACGAGGAAGCAGATTTGGGCGCTTATCTTAGCGAGAAGCAGCAAACAGATTTTCAGAATGCACAGAACATTGAGCAGATTGCAAAAAAAGTTGACGGACTTGCAAAATCATTAAGCTCTTTGGTTGCCGGTATTGACGGACTTTTGCAGTTTAATGCTTATTCAAGAACTATTATGCAGAAATCTCTTTCGGCTAATACTGAAATTTCTGCCGTTGCTGCTAAAGGTATAGCAAAACTTGTTGGCGTACAGGCCGGTAAATCAGTTATGACAACTGATCTTATTCAGGATACAAATTACATTGACAACAATAAGCCACAAACCCCGGTATTGGATAGACCGGCAACTATGTCACTGTTAAAATCTCTTCAGGCGGAAGGCAAGTTAACAGCAGATGATGTTATGAATTATGAACTTACTGGCCGTTTATCCCCAACGCATGAAGCCCTGGTTAAATCCAAAGCAACAAGCGTAATAGGTTAGTTAATAAAAGCAATTACTAATTAAATTTAATAATAAAAAGGAAATAATATGAATGACTTTGAATTTGGAATAACCACCCTGGATGATATTCGGGAGTTGGGGAAATCCTTAGACAGTCTTAGTAAATCGCTTCCTACAGGTTATGCAGTTGACCCGCAGCAAATGTTCGATATGGCTGTATCCCGTAGAGAGGACATTGATAATACTTTGACTTACTTAACAGAACAGGAATCTGTTTCTACATTTTGGAAAGCAACCACAAAAATTAAAGCGAAAAGCACCGTTATTCAGTACAACATCGTTGAAAGCTTAGGCGGCGCTAACTTCTATGTGGAAGGCGGAGCTCCGGAAGAATATGACGAGTCTTTGAAAAGAGAGCTTGAAAATATTCGCTACATTGGCGCATTGGGCAAGATGTCATATCCGGCTCAAATCGTTGACTCAACATTTGACACACTCGCAGAAATCAAGAAGCTTAAAACAACCGCTATTATCAGGGCATCAGATTATAAAATGTTCTTTGGTGACAGTAATAAGAATCCGATTGAATGGAATGGCGTTTATGCACAAGCAGTAAGGAAAGCAAAAGATTTCTCCGCACAGGTAATTGACATGAAGGGCAAGAAGTTAACACCAGAAGCTCTTAATAAAGCAGGTCAGATTATCCAGGGTAACTTTGGTAACCCAGGCAACATCAAAGGATGGATTTCTCCGCTTGCATACGCCGATTACGCACAAGATATTCTTGATCGTAAGATTGCTGTTATCATGGGACAGAAAATCACTGACATTACCTCTATACCGCAGACGTTTGGTTTCGGTGAAGTAAAAGGCTCATTCCTTACAAACTTGCACTTAAGATATAAAGGGCAGACTCACATTGAAGATTTGCACCCGAAACTTAATAAAACAAAAACAGCGTTTGTTCCGACCACAGCAAAACCAGCAGCTACATTAGATGCTAATACGGCCACCTGCACAGTTGAAGCTCTATCAGGCAGTGCGTTAGCCGCTGAAACATACGATTACTGTTTCTTAGCCGGTAATAAAACTGGGGTGAGTGCCGGTTTTGAAGTTAAGAGCGTAGTTGTTGCCGCAAACAAAAAAGTTACATTTTCTTTTTCGGATAATGGTTCGCTTCCGGGTCAGGAAATGCTTTTTGTGGAAGTTTACAGAAAACTTTCAAGTTCTACTGCATTAACAGACTACAGATACATGAAAACCATTGCTTTAACTGATACAGTTCAGTGTGATGATGGAACAAAAATTCCTGGTACAACAATGGGATTCTTCTTTGACTGGGATCCGCAGGTTTACCATTTCAGACAGTTGTTACCGTTAATGTTTGATCCACTTGCAAAAGTTGATGACTCTGTAAGATGGATGCAGAAGCTTTACGGTACTCCGCTCGTTAAAAATCCGAATAAAATCGTGATTATCGACAATATTGGCACAATAGCTAACTAAGTTCTAATAGAGGCAAGGGGCATTTACCCCTTGCCTTTTTAACACATTTCAAAGAGGTAATAATGTTTATTAAAAATTTATCAATGGCAGGCAAAACCGCAATCGTATCAAAAGAGATTTCTGAAAACGAAAGACTGAAGTTTGATGATGAGGGAGTTGCCGAAGTTTCTGACGAAGCCGGAGAGCAATTATTAACAGTTCCGGGTTACGAGAAAGATACAAAGGTTCGATTGACCGCAAGTGAGATCAAAAAAGTAGAAAAAGAAAAGGCGAAAGCAGAGGCAGAAGAGAAAGCAAAATTAGAAGCAGAAGAGAAAGCAAAGGCGGAAGCCGAAGCAGCGAAGAAAGCGAAATAAACCTGATGTTCGCTTAGAACAGAGGGGCAAAATAAACAAATAAAAGGTAGAAGTGAGATGAAAGATAAAAAAGCAGTAATCGGCTTTGGTATTGCCCTGTTTTGCTTTATTGCATACATGGTAATTCAGTTTGTTTTTGGCATAACAATCAGTCAGACAATAGTTGAAGTAGTATTTCAACTTGTAGGGATTGTAGCCGGATTTTTCGGTATTTACGGTGTGCGTGAGCAAATCGGCAAGTACCATATTAATTTACCAGATGTACCCAAAACATCTAAAACGATGTGGGGCTTTGGTATAGGGTTGTTTGTGTTTGCGGTGCGCAATACGCTTGAAATTGCGTTTGGTATTCTAATTCCACCCGGTACATGGGATATGATAACGCAGTTTGTTATTTACGGCGCAGGTTTATTTGGTATTTATGGTATTCAGGATGCAATTAAAAACATAACCTACAAAAACTAAAGCAATGAAGAAATTCAAAAAAGGTATTCTAATTCCCTTTCCCCTCGACCAAGCAATTGGCGAGGGGAAAACTATTTTGTTAAGCATTTACGGCGAAGATGGTAATCCGGTAAATGATAACAATAATGAACCTATTGTAGATAGACAACTCACTTACAATAGCACAGACCAAAAATATTCAGTGGAATTAACTATAAACGCCAATACTCCCGAACAGTATTTGCGATTATTCTTTGATTCCGTAAATGTGGACATTTCGTCAGAATATCAGCCGGAAGATGCAATTCTTATAGACAATACAGCAGTTCTTCAGGAGCTTGTGCCGGTACAGTATTTCATCGACAATATAATAAATGTAGATAGCAAGATGGACATTCCCTACAGGAAAGGTTTTATTCAGTACATAAACAATAACAGAACGGCCATAAGAGATTATCTACTTGCTGCGCAGCACCAGCTTGAAACTGAAACACAGGTATATTTCACAGAGCGAGAAATTACAGACGAAAAGAGAGATTATTATTTTGATAATTTCCGGTCTAATCTATGGTTTTACAAAACAAGGTATAACCCATTAACAGAGTTTATAAGCTTTAAGCTTAAATTTGGAGAGAATGAGTTAATTCAGATCAGTAAAGAATTTTTCGTTGTGGATAAAGATGCCGGTACAATTGAGTTCCTTCCCTCCGCATCAGGCAACACATCAAGTCTTTACACTTTCCTGCTTACCAATATGACGGGGTTATCTTACAATATATTATCCGGCGGAGTATTAGACAGGGTTCCTTGCTTATTCCATGTTAATTATAAAACAGGAATTATCCATTCAGGGAGTGACCCGGTAGAAAAGAATGGAGTTAGGTTGGCCGTAGCACAAAGAGCTTTAGTTCAGTTATTGCCCCTTGTAGATCAAGCAATGAGAAGCGCAAGCATAACAGAAGGGCTGGACGGAGTAAGTACATCGTATTCCTTTAATCCGGAGAAGGTAATTAATTTCTATAAAGAAGAAGAAGCTAAATTCATTAAGAACATTAAACAAAAGTATTCACAAAATATTCACATGGTAATTGTATAATGAAGGCAAAATTATTCGGCAGGGACACCACAGTATTTGGTAAGAGCATTGGACAATTTGCAAATAATCCGGAATATAATCTTGAAGGTACGCCTAAGCGTTGGCACAAAAAAATAAAAGATTATAACAACGAAGAAGCAAAAGAGATTGAGTTAGGGGAAGGGTTTAAAAATTTCATTGAAGCTAAAGAATTTTCAAAAGCCAACTTGATAGGGCATACTATAGAAAATAAAGATACTGGAGAGTCCATTTATATAAGCAGGAATAGTATTGATAAGACTTTAAGTGAGAAGGCAGTAAAACAATCAATTTCGCAAGATATTCACTTGAAGGCTATTCGGATATTGCCTGAAATGTTAAAGGAAAGCTTATTAGTTGAAGAACATTCGGATAAGAATAATGACCCAAATATTGAAAAACTCCAAAGATTTATTGCAACAGTAAAAGATAAAAATGAGAAATATAATGTAAAGATTACTGTAAAGATGATAAAAAAAGAAGGGAAATTTAATTACTATACCTATGAAATACAAGAAATTGAACTTGCTGAAAAACGCTCACTAACTGAGAAGGGAGACAACTTTAAAGGTCATAACCCCGATATTTCAACAAGTTCAATTATGAAAAATCCACACTATCCCGGCGATCCGTCTTCCGAGAAAGTCTCCAATGATAATTTTGACGGCAAATCTACTACCATTGTTGAAAGCAAAACTAAAGATACTTTATCGAAAAGTCAAGTTAAATCATATAAATTATTTGGCAAATCAATTAATCTCGATGATAAGTTGAAAGAAGGGAAAGAATTTCCTTTGCAGGGAGAGCTTAACTTTCAGGGCTTGAAAATAGCAATTGAGAACCGGAAAGGTAGCGTAAGAAAAGGCGTTGACAATGACGGCGAGGAATGGCGGACGAAAATGTTTTACCCTTATGGTTATATTAAGGGAAGCAATGAGGGGGTAGATGGAGATAAAGTTGATGTTTATATCGGCCCGAACAAAGAAAGCCGGAAAGTATTTGTTATTCACCAAAAAGATCCTGAAACCGGCAAGTATGATGAAGATAAATGTTTTCTGGGGTTTGATGATGAACTACACGCCCGAGATGCTTATTTAGCTCATTACGATGATTACCGCTTTTTAGGTGATATTGTTGAAATGGATATTGACGAGTTTAAGCAGAAGTTGAAAATATACAAGGGGAAAATGATTAAATCCCTTAAGTCGGAAGGCGGCAGGTTTATTACAGAAAATGAATTGTTAGCTCACAGATTCCCCATTAATTCAAAGGTTAGTCTTCATGGGGAAATATGGGTAGTTAAAGGTCATGGCAAATGGGGATGTTATCTTCAGTCAGAAGACGGGATTAGAACAATAAAAGGGCAGGTTAATTATAAAGATTTAGAATTAATCGAACCGCTCAAAAAAGGTAAAGTTAAGGAGTATCTTTTTGAGAAGGATTCTAAACCTGTAATTGCTATTGATTTTGATGGAGTAATTCACAAATACAGCAAAGGGTATGGAGACGGTTCTTTATATGATAAACCGATGGAGGGAGTTTCGGAGGCTCTTAAGCAATTAAGTAAACAGTATGATATTGTTATTTTCACAACAAGAGAGAATACAGGTATTCCCCCTGAAATGGGAATCGAAAAGGACGAAAACACAGTATGGGGATGGTTAATAAAGAATAAACTTGATAATTATATTTATGATATAACCAACAAGAAACCGGTTGAAGCAAAGCTATTTATTGATGATAGAGCTTTAGAGTTTAAAAATTGGAATGATGCTCTTGATAAAGTAGAAGATAAAATAAAAAAATCTATAAATTCCTCAACATTAGAAGAAGCCACAGAATACGAAGCCGAACACGAGGATTTATACCAGGAACTTAGCCGGAGATTAAAAGAAGACGGCTCGAAAATGCCAATGTCGGAAGATGAATTTTTTGAATGGATTGCTACAGAGCATTTAGGAGAGAACCCTAATTATTACAGTCTGTTAAAAAAATATGTTGAAGTAAAGAAATCGAAGGGTAACAGTTTCTTAGGCCGTATCCTAAATTTATTCAAGGGTACAAAGATTAAAGATTTAATGCAGCTTGATTTATTCGGGCAGGCACACGCAGAGGGAGATTCCTTTTCAAAGGACGGTAAACAGTACCAGGTAAAGCGAGGGGCAAACGGAGCAGTAAGAGTTCATAGAGTTGACAGTCAGCTTGATTTATTTGGAAAGAAGCCGGGCAAGGTAGGGGATAAGCCGAAACTTACGCTTAAAACCAAAACAGCCAAAAAGAATAATGATGAACAACTTGATATGTTTCCTGAAGCAAAACCGGGACAAAATAAACCCGAACAATTGGATATTTTTAATGACAAATCGAAAGAGGGAAACCCGAGTTCAGCCCCTTCAACAGAGGCTAAACCTTCTGCCAAGATAGACGACAAACAATCGGACAAAAAGAGCGACAAAAAAGAAGACAATAAAAACCACAGAGTATTTATTGTTCACAAAGATGATAGTCCGGCAACAGAACATACAGGGCTAACCAAAGAGGAAGCAGAAGCGAAATTTAATGAATACCACAAGCACCCAAACAGCGAAATTACTACATGGGATGAGCAGACCGGCAATAGTTATGGCAAAACTCATAAAATGCACATTAATAAAGATCAGGAGAAAGAAGAACCCAAAGAGGATGTAACTTCTTCAACAGTTGCAGAGCTGTACGAATTAAAAGAACCAAAAAATCTTGATGAATTAGAAGAGAATGTAAGAAAAATAGCAAAGGATATGGCTTCAAGGAAAATGGCCGGAATACATTTATTTAATTATTTAGACAGAGAGGTTCCAAGAGAATTAAGTAAAGAATTCATTAATGTGCATAATATTAATAATCTCGAAGATGTAACAGCCTACATAAACAAGCTACAGGTGAAAGAAAGGGAAGGGAAAGGCAAAGAAAGACAGGGATATTTAAAGCACTTACAAGAAGAAAAAACTAACAAAACGGTTGAAGAAATAGAGAAATTAGCACTTGAACAAGACAAGGCTATGAATGAAAGGATACAGGCGCAAGAAGCCTCCGAACACCACACAGGCGACACGAAAACCGAAAACGGGCATACCTACCAGCTCAACGAAAATCACCGTTGGGAGCGGGTAGATGAAGAAAATAATTTGACAAATCCAACTGAAATTAATAATTTAGAACCAACTACTCTAAGAGGCAATGATGGACAAGCAGATCAAAGAGGCAATAAACAACCCGATAGCGGAACTGATAGAACGAGTATTGAGGGAGGAAAGCCTGATGCAGCAAACCCAGAACAACCAACAGCACCAGCAGGCGAGGGCGACACTAACCAATCAGATGAAGGAGGATTATCAAATCCTGTCAGTAGCGCTGATGAGGATAGCGGGAACAATGGGGTACAAGCCAAGCCCCGAGGAATGGGACGACAGCAAGCCGTTAGAAGTGATGGCGGAACAGATACCGGGACTTCAACAGACAAATTGGTATCAGATTCAGCAAAGCCTAATAATGGGAATTATGAGCTAAGAGATAAAGCCCCAGTAGAACTAACCAAAGGGCAAAGGCGGGCAATTAACGATAAGGTTAAAGAGATAATTGCCAGCGGTAAAAAATCTAATGAGCTTACAGATGAAGAAAAAGACACCTTAAGACAATACACAGGAGAGGGCGGATTAAGCAGCGGCACTTCAGAAGCTTTAACACAGCACTATACAGGCTACCAGCTTATTAATCGGATGTTTGAAGCCTTAAACGAAGCAGGGGTAAAATACAAGAACGTATTAGAACCGGCAGTCGGTTCAGGTAACTTCATAGGTCATGCACCGGGCGCAAAATGGACAGCCGTTGACATAGATAAGACCAACACAGAAGTAGCCAAACTTTTGTATCCCGAAGCAAAAATATATAATACTCCTTATCAAGAGTTCAAGGGGAAGGGGTTTGATTTAATTATATCGAATGTTCCTTTCCTTGAAAAAATGCCAGGCGAAAAACATTCCCTGCATGATTTCTACTTTATTCACTCATTAGACCTTGCAAAAGATAACGGAGTAGTTGCGTTTGTTACCAGCAAGGGAACGATGGATAAATTAGACTCCGCAGCACGAAAAGAAATGATCGAGAAGGGGGATGTTTTAGGATGTTTCAGGTTGCCCAGCAGTACCTTTGAAAAGAATGCTCATACTTCCGTAGTTACTGATGTCATCTTTATGCAAAAAAGACCGGGTAAAATACCCGCAGAATTAAGTAAGCATAAAGCAGAAAATGAGTTGTTTTTAGAGTCCGGTAAAACTAATGATGAAATTCCTTTAAGCAAATATTATCAAGCCCACCCCGAAAATATTTTAGGGGATATGCAGGTAGGCAAAAATAAGTTGTATGGCGGGGTAGATTACCATATAACAGGGGAAGCAGATTTAAGCAAAATTTCACTTCCACAGATTGACAACTATCCTACACAAAACAATGATGATAATGTAAAAATCCGTTCTTCAGTTGATTTTGAGAATCATGCGGTTGCAAATAATATTCGTTACCGTTCTTCCAATAATCCCGGTTATTTTCAGAATGTTGAGTATGATGCAAGGAAAAATGAATTATGGGTTAAGGATGGAGATCATAGTTTTGATGATACAGCCATGAAGATAAAAACCTATAAGAAGGTTGAAGATGATGAATTGAAAGGCAAAATAAGGATATTGGATAAGTTAAAGCAGCTTGCTGACCTAAAGCAAGACGGAGTTTCCATTTCAACAGATGATGTTACTGATTTAATTCAAATATACCAGCAGAATTATAAGCACCCGGCAAATGATAAAGAGTTCAAGAGATTCTTCAAGTCAAACGATGAAATGAAATACTTTCAGGATTTGAGCAGTTATTTTGATGAAGATTTTAACCCCAAAGAAGTTTTTTCAGCACAAACCAGGTATTCCGGCAGCGGTACAATTGAGATTAATGAAGATTCCCCTTTAATAGACCGGGCGTTTGCCAGCGAAGATTTACAGGGGGTTATTGACCTTGAAAACTCACAGTATTTAAAACCTTCTGATTTCAAAGAATTAGTAAAAGCAGGCTATAACATTGTTGGCCCTAATAAGCTACAAAATAACGCACTTTATTATTCAGGTAATATTTACGCCAAGATTGATAATGTAAAAAAACTTATCGAAAACAAGGTCGGAGATAAAGAAGTTCTTGATAAACAGCTTAAAAACTTAACTAATATTATTCCGGAAGAAAGAGAGATAGGTGATATTTCTTTCAAGGGTAACGAAAAGTGGATGGAGCAGTTCAGGAGTGAATTGGGCATTTATGTAAGGGAAAGAGACGGCAAAAATATATATGAATTTAGCATGAGGGGCGTTTCATGGGACGAAAGGGAAATTTATAATAAATACCTAAATTCGCAACCTTTAGCTGAGTTGTTCAATACAGTTAGAGATCCAATAACCGGGAATGATAAAAAAGTCCCCAAACCGGAAGCCGAACAGAAACAGCTTATTGCGGAGGCCAACGAAAAACTTGAAAAAGCAAAACAAGCTATCCGTGACAAGGTAATGGCAGACCCTATTTTGGCCGGGCAAATACAGTCAGCTTTTAACAGGCAGTATAATAATTATGTAAAACCAGATTATAATACAATAATCGAGACTACATTAGAGCCATTCCTTCAGGAGTTACCGGAAGGGTTTAGCTTAAGAGCAAATCAACTCAATTGGGTAGCAAAAGCCTTATACGAGGGGAAGGGAATTAATGCCCAAGATGTTGGTTCAGGTAAAACCTTAAGCGCAATATTCCTTGCAAGAGTATTAAAAGCAAAGGGAATTGCCAAGAAACCGTTGTTTATGGTTCCAGCAAAGACTATTCGCAAATGGGAGCGAGAAATTAAGATGATTTACCCGGATGCAAATATTGTAAATTTAGGCAACCTTACAAAAGATAAAAGGAATGAAGCATTGTTTAATGTTTCCAATCAGAACGCCGATTATGTTCTGATTACACATGAAGGCTTTGAAAAGATAAAGTTGCCCAAAGAAAAAGAAATGGAGTATTTTCGCCAAATTGTTGATGAGTCTATGTTTGATGAGGAAAAGAAAGGGCGGGCAGCAGCTTTACAGGATAAACGTATTTCAGAATTTGAAAAAGTATTAAAAGAACAGCCGGTTGACCCGAGACTTACTTTTGATAAATTAGGCTTTGATGCATTAATTTGTGATGAAGCACATAATTTCAAGAATATAGGAGTAAGCAGTAAATTAACGAAATGGGGAGCTGGTAAAGCTTTTACGATGAAAGCCGGTAATGATGGTGATGTTAAACTTGACAGCGCAAGGAGTTATGATTTACGTTTCAAGGCAACATATATTAATGAAAAGAATAACGGCAAAAACGTATTCCTATTAACGGCTACACCAACACCAAATAAACCAATGGAATTATTCACAATGTTAAGACACCTTGACCCGGATTTACTTTCAAGGGAGTATAATATTCGCACGGATAGGGATTTCGCTTCAATGTTCTTCACTTATGCCCAGGTGCAGAACCCGGAAAGACCAAAAGGGCATGACAATATTATAACAAGTATTACACACGGAATTGCATTAAGGAAAATACTTGATAGGTTTGTCGATAAACTCCCGATGCAAAAAATGAATTGGATCAAGGTTCCCGAGTCAGAAGTTGTAAAACACTATATGCAACCGTCAGATTCAATAACAAGCATAATGAAGGATATTCAGGAAAGAACAGGAAACCTAAAGAGCAAAGTACAAAAAGGGGATGATACATTAGTTGCTATTTATGCTACAGGCAGAAATGCTGCCATTGACCCGAGATTGTATAATTCAGAACACGCAAGAGTTAAAATTCATTCAAGAACCGGGGATGTAAAGACAGATAAAATAGAACGCTGCATTAAAACGGTTGCGGAAGTACATAAAGAGGATAAAGAAGCTAACCAGCTTATTTTCCTTGATAATTCAGGTATCCAAACCGGGGTTGATATTCATGGAGAAATTAAAAGAGAGCTTGCAAGGAAAGGATTCAAAGAAAACGAAATAGCAATTATTTCAGGCGATAAGATCACCAATCCGGCAACAGGCAAGGACATTAAAGCTACAGGAGATAAACTTAACACCTTAAAACAGCAGGTTGCAGATGATTTTAATGCAGGTAAAATTAAAGTAATTATCGGCACTACTAAAAGTATGGGTGAAGGAATGGATTTACAGGTAAAAACAACCGACATTCATCACCTTGACATACCTTATACACCGGCAGAAATAATTCAGAGACGGGGCAGAGGCGTAAGGCCCGGAAACGTAAACGAGAAAGTAAGGGAACACGTTTACATTCAGGGCGGAACTTTTGACAATCTGTCCTACAGCATTGTAAGCAATAAGACAGGTTGGAATGAGGCTATGTGGGATAAAGCCGCAGCCGATGTAATAGATACCAGCGCAGATATGGCCGGGGCGATGCCTTCAGAGGATGAAATAAGAATTGAACTTGAGCGAGATCCGGTTAAAAAGCAAAAATTAATTGTTGATTTACGCCGCAAAAAACTTGCCAGCGGATTACTTGACACAAGGCAATTACACCGCCGGGCAGAAAGTGAGTTGAAAATAAAGCAAGACGCTCTAAAAGCAATGCCCGATCAATTAAAAGAGGCCGAGGCGAATAAAGAAAAGATCAAATCATTTCAGGCCGACTTAAAAGAAATCATAAAAGACCGTGAGAAATATTATGACATAGCCCGGAAGTATAATTGGGGTTCTACAGCACCGGTTAAAGTCGATTGGAGCGATAGCGCTATGGAGTATAATCTTGATAAAGTTAAAGATGCAATGAAAGATGTTAACTGGAGAATTGATTACTTCAAACACTCAATTGAAAGACTTCCTGAATCAATTGCGAAACTTCAGACAAAATACAACAAGACAAAGGCTACAGCCGATCAGGTAGAACAAGAGGTACTTGATTTTGTTAAGCGCTATAAAATGGGCAAAGACACCCGAGACATTTATAATGACATTACCTTGCCAAAAGAAGAAAAAGACGAAGCTATTCGCCGCTTCAATGAGGAGCAAGATATGTATAAAAGCATTGTAATTGCAAAAATATTCGGGAAACCTTCTGTAATCTTCAAAGAACGGCCAAAACTACCTGGCAGCAGAAGAATAATAAAAGTATTTGGAAAGTCCCTATAAAGGGGCTTTTCTTTTTTCTGAAAAAAAATAGACAATCTTTATTCTCCCTGCCTATTATATTAATTGCTAAAAATTAAGGTTAAGCATGAGCTTATTTGTAACAGATGATAATTTTGAAATGTCGGTTGAGCATTACCGACAGACGTTTAAGTATTACGCCGGGAGATTATGTACTTGTATTGGGGAGAATAACGGACAGCCAGACCCTAAATGTGGTTGTGATTTGGGCTATTGGTACGATGAACCCGAAACCATTTACGGTATTCGGCAAGACATGAAAATGCGCTATACTAATACACCTTCAGGTATAATTTACAATGGAGATTGCAAAATAAGCATACCGCAGTATTATCAAGGAAAATTGCAGAATGCCTATAAGCTTTTAACCAAAGGGGATGTTATAGTTTTAGAAAATAAATATCGAAGAGATACGGATATTTTAAGAAGAAAAGTAAGAGATAAAATTCTCGCCTTTGATGTCCAGGAAGTATTAAGCGTTTCCTATAAGAATTTCAAATATCTGAAAGATTTGGATTACACCGTTGAAGACAGGACAATTGTATGGCAGGGCCGGAATGAGCCGGAAGATCATTATTCCGTTGAATTTATTTGCGCACAGCAATATAAGATATGGGATAACGGCGCAAAAGACAGGGGCACAGACGAAAATCAGTTGCCAAGACTGGTAATTGGAGTTTTGAGAAGATATGTAAACACGGAAGAAATAAACACTATTGATTCAATCAGTTTTGAGAATTTAAAATGAAGTTTTTTGGAAAAGTAATTGGAATGTTCAAATCATTGAAGTTAAAAAATATGCTTCAGTATAATTTATTCAATGATTCCCATAAAGAGGGAGATTTATTTACCAAAGACGGTAAACAGTACGAAGTAAAAAGAGGCGAGTCCGGTAAAACCCGAGTACATAGGGCCGATGAACAGATTAATATGTTTGAGCCTAAAAAAGAAAAGCCGAAACTTACACTTCATACTAAAATCAATAAACCGGCAGAGCAGATTGATATGTTTAAACCCAAACAGTTAAGCATATTTGATAAGACAGAGAATAAAAAAGAGCCACCGAAAGAGAAGGAACCGCATAGAGAGAAGCCCAAAGAAAAGAAAACCGAAAAACAAACTATTGAAGAGCCGGAGGATATTCACAGCAAAGTCAAGAATATTCTTGATAAGAGGCAGGAAAGCAAAGAATTTAAGGATGTTAACGATAGAGTGAGCGGTTCCCGCAAAGAAATGGCCGCATTGCGAAAATTATCAGCAGCAGAAATATTGAGTAATAGCGACATTGACAATATTACCCAAGCAGAGCTAATTACCAAAGAGAAAGTATTAGAAACCGGCTTTGATGCAGAAGGCGCAAGACAGGCAGGAGAGAAGGCGGGAGTAGTATATATGAAACAAAAACTTTTCGGTCTTTTAGCAAGTAAGCCAGCCAATACTGAAAGGGCACGGAAATTATACGTTGAGTTTATGCCTAATGTGATGAAGCAAATAACAATGGCAAAAACGTTAGATGATATTAAAAATATCGGGAATAAATACTTTGCTCAAATGTATAGTTTCCGGTCAGGTAAAGTTATTTTGTTTACTAATTATGCACATGAGATATTGAATATTCCTAAAAATGACGGCACGATAAAGCCGGAAGATATTTTCGGGAAAACCTTCGTTAGTCTCATTTCAATGAAATCTGATACCGCGAGAGAACAATGGGCACTCGCTAAACAATACAATGGGACAACAAAAGAAGATGTCCATGATGCTAAAGATAAAGCTCTTGCCAATTTCAAAGATACCATTCAGAAGAATTTTGATTTCATTGATAATAAGCCTGATGATGCTCTTATACAGGAAGCTTTTTCTACTGCAAAAATGAAAGCATTTAACATTGGGGAGGAAGCGCTTAGGGGTGTAAATTATGGAAAAGTCGATCAGGTGATAAAGAGAGAGATTAGCCGATTGAAAGATAAGGATATTGAAGCCTACCAACAGGGAATGATTGAATTAAGAAATAAGGCAAAGGCAGATATTGAAAAAAGGTTACAGGAAAGAATCGACAAACTTGATAGCCTGGTAAAGCCCGAAGATTGGAGTTTTATGGGCAAGGAAAGGGCGGCACGTACAGAGTCGGGAGAACCGAAAATACATGATTACCCGCCATTATTCAAAATCATAAGAAAGAACGGCAGGGAGGTAAAAGATAATGATGTTACAGTCGCTAATATTACAAATGAGTATGGTTATAAATCCGTTCAATTGGGACATTATGTGAGAGACCATGAAGCCAAAGAGCATATAAAGCACTATTTAGGAGCGATGAAAGATTTTGAGGATGCTTTAGATTTGGACATTGTTAAAATAAATCAAGATACAGGGTTATCTTTGGCAATTGGGGCCCGGGGATCCGGCAATTTTTTAGCTCATTATGAAAGTGACCGAAAAATTATTAACCTAACCAAGAAAAATGGGGATGGTTCCGTTTCGCACGAATATGGACACTTCTTAGATGATGTTATTGGTATTACAGGCAAAATCGGGAAGAATCAGGAACAAAGCCCTGAATTAAAGGCTGCAATTAAAACATTGCAGAATACTATCAGTTATTCTAATAATCCGATTGATAAAGTATTTACACCGTTGGAAACTACAGTTTATTTTCCCAATATCAAAAGGATATATGAAAACGAAAGCTATACGCCAGCAGAGAAATTTGAAAAAGCGGTTGAATACGCCAACAGGTACAGGTATTCAGAGAACGTTTACAAGTATATTGCAAAATTAGAAGGAAAACCGACAACCATCAAAGTAATAACCGGGAAGACTTTATTTTTAGATAATGCGGAGTCTTTTAAGAGTAGTTATTGGAAAAGACCGCAGGAATTATTAGCCAGAGCTTTTGAAGCCTACACGGTTGATAAATTGAAAGAAAAAGATATGTATAACAATTTTTTGGTTGCCGACAATGATAAACCGGCAAGTATCCGTACATATCCGCAGGGGGAAGAAAGGCAGGCAATTAACCAGGCTATTGATAAAGTCCTGAATATTTTCAAAAAGGAACGAGGTTATGAAAAGGCTTCTTCAGGTGAAAAACGAGTTGATGAAGTACACGAAAATAATCTCAAGAAAAGTATTTCTGTTTTTGGGAAAGTTATGGACTTATTCAAAAGCAATGATAAACAAAAAAACTCTCAATGGCTCAAGTGCAGAGGGCTACAATTGCCCAAGCAGTTTACCATTGAGAGTATAAAATCAGATAGCAATATACTCACGGAAGATGATTTTGTCAAACCGTTTCAAGAAAAATTCAACAAATCTTATTCAACTTCTAAATTACCAGATGGTTATGTATCTGTATTTGGCAAGCAAATAAGCCTATTCAGGAATAAGGGGAAGAAAACTCCGAAATATACAGAACCTTTTGGGAACCCAGAGAAATATGCAAAGCCTCCAAATCCTGCAACCCCGGTACAAGATAATGAGCAGCTTGATTTATTTAAGGCGGAAAAGAATAAATTAAAAACAAACCCTTTTCCCGGGCCCGGGAAAAAGAAGAAATTAAGAAGGTTTCTAATTAAAAGAGCAAAAAGGATAAATGTATAGAGTAACGTATGATATTGATTTTTCCCCTCTCTTAGATTTTCTTCAGGCGCTTGAGTATCAACTTTCAACAAAGGCAGGCGAAACAAATACGGCGCAAGCTATCAAGAATGCAGGTGATTATCTTGCGCAAGAATGGATTCTAACCGCTTCCACAAAATTTAAACACACAAGCGGGGCATACGCAAAGGGGATTCTTGACGGGAAACAATATCCTTTTCAGGGTGATCCTTTAAGGTATGATATTGTTCACCCGGATAAATCGGCTTATTGGCTTGAAAATGGTTATGAAAGTTTCGACATGAAAAAAGCACTTGAAACCAGCCCGAAGGTCAGAGTAAATAAGCAAGGCAAAAGATATTTAGTGATCCCCTTTAATCATAATATGCCGGGCCAGGGTAAAAATTCCATGCCTAAAGATGTTTACAAAGAAGCAAAAAATATGCAGGGAAGCTTCATAACTGGGACTTATCAAGAGGGTATAAGACAGATTTATGAACCAAAATCAAGGAATGGCAGGGCGGTTATGGTAGGGCGGAAGCTTACTTTCGATGAAGCCGAAATATTAGCAGCAAATAATCCGGAGAAAGTAAAGCGGTATGCTTATAGCTATGGAGATAAGCTGATAAGCGACAATCCAAGGTATAACAATATGTACCGGTTTGAAAATAACGTGAATATTGCCAGGAATGAATTTAACCCTACAATGGGCAAGTTCATTAACAAAACAAAAAACCAAATGCAGAACTCCACATATTTAACATTTCGTGTAATGAAAGAAGATTCCGAGGGCTGGTGGCATCCGGGGTTAGACCCGATGAATATATTGAAAGAAACAGTTGACCGGGCGCAAGAAAACGCAGTAAATATCATTGCGGAAGGGGTTAAACAGGACATTGAGCAATTCTTCAGTAACCTGCTAAAAAAGTAGCCCGAAATTATTCGGGCTAAATTGCAAATTTTATTTAATTCTATTATTTTCTCTCATCTGGGGGAGAGACAGAATATCAATATTGGCCATGTAGAGTTTTCTCTTTTTAACTAATATTTTCATTTTTACTAATTCTTCTAAATCTCTATCAATAGTTCTTTCCGTTACATTAAAATAGGATTTTGCAATAGCTGGATTTGAAAATATTATTTCGTCAATTGTTAATATTTTATCAAATGGGATATTAAGAGCCAGGTTCCTTTTTCTTTTATGCACATCTTTCTTTAAGAATTTTACTTCGGAAAACTTATCATAAATGTATTTTTTCCACGAAATCTCTAAAATATTCTTTTGGATAATCTCTAATGTTCCCAACAATCCGTCCCGGAAGCCTTTAACAGCATACTCAATAAATTCAGAAAGATCATTTTTCTTTGCTGATTGGTCAAGAAGTCTATAGTATTCATTGCGAGTATCATTATAAAAATTAGATAGAATATGCAAGGAAATATCTGGATTGCCAGCTCTCAACAAGAGATAGAATTCAAGTAATCTTGCGGTCCTCCCATTCCCATCACCGAAAGGATGTATCCATGCTATATATACATGGCAAACGATAGCCTGAATAATGACATCTTTAAAAGACTGCCCTTTGCTGTAGTGAAATTCATCCCCGATCCATTGGCAAAATTTATTAATAAGTTCAGGGACGTACTCATAATTAGGACACCTATAACTTCCAACAACTACTTGAGTTTTTCTAAATTTTCCGGGGATAGCCTGGAAATGATCTCCTAAATTCTGACCTACTATTTTATGAAATCTTTTTATTAAAACATCGGTAACTATTTCTTCTTTATCACCAGCGACAACCTCCTCTAACAACTGATTATACGCATCCAGTATATTTTTTACTTCAATTTGTTGATATTCTTTACTGGGGGGCAAAGAATTTCCTTGAATAATTTTTTCTATTTCTTCAGAAGTAAGGGTATTCCCCTCAATTGCAGTAGTCGCTTGCGCCCCTTTTTTTAAGGATACGTTTAATAACATTCGGTGGTAATCAGGTTGCAGCGGCATTTTACTTATGGACTTTATGATTGCATCACATTGCCCAAGTTCGAATATACAGTTTTCAGTTAATTTCCACTGTTTTTTGAATTGGAGGTGTGTAAATCCTTCCATAATTATGCTCCTTTGATATTGTCAGATTAAATGACATATAAAATGTCATAACGAATGACAAATATAAGGGGTTATTTGTCAAAAGTAAAGGGATTTTTGCAATAAACAAAACAAGTAAGCGACTGGCATAATAAAATATAAACATTAAAATACTGAAAAAAAATAGACAATCTTTTTGGGAGATACCTCTTATTTTTTATCTTAAAAATAAGGAAATAAGGCTTAATGGATTCTCTTTTAAATTTCTACTCTTATCCTCCGCCGTTTGGAAGTGAAATATCTCTACATTGGAATTTGCCGGATAATTTACCGTCAAAATACCTTATTTTCTTATTCAAAAGAAAAGGGGCAATTACTGATGATGAAATTAACGCCTACTTTGCAACCAATATAATCAATAATGCAGAGGTAATTCAATTAAAACCCGGTACAATTGGTTTTTTTGATTCTGATGTCGTAAACGATTCTAAGTATTACTATAAAGCCATTATTAGGGACACAGAAACAGGTGAAATAAGCCCTTCTGTTTTTGCGGAGAATACGGCACACCCACAATTAACTGTTAATATAAAAGATGGTAAAGATATTGTAACCAAAGCAATAAAGTTGCTGCTAACCAGCGTTTATAATGCAGAAGGGAAAAATATCAAACTTGATAAAGACGTCAAAGTGATAAAGAACTTTTCTCTCGATGCCTTAACCGAAAATGTAATTTTTGTTGAAAGAGTTAACGGTAGCAATTATGCGCAATTTTTGGGCAATGTGTACGCACAATATCAATCAGAAGTCACTTTGGGCAGTATTGATGTAGATGTGGTAAGAATGACATTTTTAACAGAAGGTAGTCCAGATAGAAGGGATACTATGTTAAACATTTTCAGGGCCTACAAGTTCTTCTTAACCAGGGCAGTTAAGAAAATGGGCGCACTTACTTGCGAAATAACCATTGAGGGAGATTATTATAATCCGGCAGTACATGGGAGCGCCGCTACAGGCTTTCAAGTTATTTTCAGTATGTTGATCTCAAATAAACTCACATACAATTTAGAAGAGTTAAATGTAATTTTAGGGAATATTCAAGTAATAAAATAAAAGGATAATTATGGCAGACATAAAAGATAAAAACGTGGTTGTTCCCCAATCCACACCACAGCCAGTACCGGTATCAAAGCCAACAGAAACGCCAATTACATTACAGGCGTATTTTGCTTTTAAGAAGTTTGATAAAATTGGGCAAGATACCCGAAACTTCATTGCAAAAACTAAAGGTATCGAGAACGAATGGAAAACATTCAGTGATTGGGAAGAGGCTCTTAAATGATAAGAACTGAAGCTGATATTTGTAAATGGGTACATGAAAAATTAGCACCGTTTATTAACGATGCCATTAAAGGGACTATCTACAAAGAAGATTGGTTAGGCGCAATGGTAGTAAGAGAAACCGGATGTTTAATTATAAAACACGTTAATGCCGGTAAGTCATTTGATGAGATATGTTCATTAATGAGAGGTGACTATTCAAATGGGAAATATCACGGGTTTAGTTTCTTTCAGATTGATATAAGGAGCTTCCCTGAATTTATAAATTCAGGTTTGTGGATAAACCCGCAGGCCAGTGCGAAAAAAGCAGTTGACGTTTTGGAAGAGAAGAGGAAATACCTATTGAAATATGAAGCTCAATTGGGAGACAATTTTCATAGGGCAATAACCGCAGCGTATAATTCAGGTGCAGGTTCGGTTGCCAGAGCAATTTTCAAGGGGTTTGACGTAGATAAATATACGGCGCATGGGAATTATTCAGCGGACGTATTCAGAATTAGGAAAATATATTCAAAAATTAATGAATAAAAGCAAATACTAACTAACACAAAGGAAAAAAGAAATGATTACAATTGATGGAAGAACCTACTCCGTACCGGATGTTTACGGTGCGATAGAGGTAATCAACTTAGGCAGCGTTGCGCTTCCTTCGTTCAATACTCTTTTAACTGTAGGTAGCGCAAGAAAGGGTATCCCTTATTCAGAAAGTACCGGAGATCAAGTAATTAAAGCGTTTACCAACAGTGTAGATGCTATTAATTATTATGGCAAAAGTCCGTTAACAGACGGTTTACAGGCGAATAAGGATGGCGGAGCAGGCGTTGTTTATACGTTAAACGTAGCACCTTTAACAAGAGGAAATGCAGTTATTAAAGATAATGCAACTACTCCTGCCAACACAATGAAACTTGTTCCTAAGCAGTATGGAGCAGGCGAAAATGATATTAGCATCACAATTGCAACAGTCAGTAACACAACTACAGTTACAATTGTTCCGGCAAAATTGACAAAATTTTTAAAAGCAAATGCAGCAACATCGAATAAAAATATTTCGCTTGAAGATGTATCCGGTTTACAGGTAGGGCAGACGGTTCTCATTAACACAAATGCCTTAGCTTCGCCGCAATCAACCACAATAACGGCCATTGACCCGGTTAATAACATCGTTTCGCTTGCAGATGCCCCAGCCTCGGCTTATGCAACTTCCGATTATGCAAGAATATTCCAGGAAGATTTAGATAATCAGGAAGTTTTCACTTTTGATGCAACAAACGTAATTGATGATGTTATTGCCAAAATCACAACCGGACGGTATTTCATTGCTACACGTGAGACCTATACCGGTATCGTGCCAACAACTTTAACAAAAACATATTTCCAAAATATTTCAGGCGCAACAAAAGGAACCTCCCCGATTGCTACAGAAACAGTTGGTGGTGATTTTGACTTAGCAGCCGCAGCTCTTCCAAAATTAATTGAAGAGTTTATGGGTGTGACAAAATCCAGAATCAGAATTGTCAACGTAATTTCTTCAACCGCAAGCGTTCATGCTGCTTACTTAAGCCTTGCAAAATCAATGAGAGCAAACCAGTTGCCTATTCAGGTTGTTGTTGGTTGCGCTTTAGGTGATATTGCTTTAGCAACATCGGATGCCGGGAACCCGATTAAAAGAGCAAAAAGCCTCAATAACGATGATGTTATTTTGGTTGGAATGGGTATCAATGATAAAGCAGCTTACATTTCAATGGCTCCCTACTTTGCCGGTATGATGTCGGCCAGTTCAGTTAAGAAAAACCTTACATGGGATGGTGTTTCAGCAATCAAAGTTGAGAAAATGTTTGGTTTGTTTAACAGGGAAACCGAAACAGCTAACTATGTCAAAGCAGGTGTAATTGTTGTAGGAACAAACAAGAACGGTTTTTATATCGTTCAGGCCGTTAATACCTATCAGAATAACGCCACAGTTTGGAACCAGGCAGACGAAAAGACCTACCTTATACAGCAGAGACAAATCGTAGATTATGTTTATGCAGGTTACAAGGATCAAATGGAATCCGGAGTTGGCGCAGACGGATATGGTATAACCGAAGCAAGTGTAGGCGGACAGTCCGTTTTACAGAAATATTTGAACGGGGGTTTTATTACTTACGCCGCAATAAAGAAAGCTTACAGAGAAGGGAACGCAATCATAACAGAACCGGAAATTACTCCGCTTGATGCTACAGACTTTGTAGGATTCATTTTAAGAGTCGTTGTAAACAGTTAATAGAAGCATATAATAACAAAGGGAAGGGGTAAAAGTCCTTCCCTTTACCGCTTAGAAATTTTAATCAAATAATTTAGGAGATAATCAAATGTCGTTTGCAGAAAAATTAAGTGTGCCTATAAAGATTAAAGGCATAGAGGATACCGAAAGCTATTATCAGGCTTTACCTGGTTCAGCTTTGTTAATCAAAGTCTTCGATCAGGATAAAAACATGATAGCCAGGGGTATGGGCGTTTCATGGGCAGAGAACTATCAAATGACCCCGGTAATGGAAATAGGGCAGAGATATTGCGTTGAGATCGTAAAAGGCGCAATGCCTCCGGGACAAATCAACTTGCAGTCAATGTACTTCATGCAGCTCAATGATACATTGCCAACCTACAAAAACCTTGTTTCAAGACGTGAGTTAAGCGCTTTAATTCAGATCGCAGAGCACGAAGACGAAGCATTAAAAGGGGTTGTACTTGATGTATTTGAAGGAATTGTTATTCAGGGGCAGCAGGGCAACTTCAATGCGCAGAGCCTTTATTTGAGAAATTCAAATATGCTTTACCGCAAAAGAATGACCGGTATCGAATGGAAGAAGAAGAACGCAAGTGCTCTTTATCCTGCTACAGCCGGTGATGAAATCAAATTTAACGGTACAGAAAAATACCAGCTAAGTTCAATGCAGGCGAATGAATTAACAGTTAACCAATAAAATAAGGTAAAGTAATTATATGGATTTAATCAAAGTAAAGACCCCGAAAGGACAAGAGTTAGAGTTCAAAGCAGAACCTAACTTTCTTGAAACGAGGAAAATAAACAGTGAAATGGCAGAAGTGATTGGCGGCTATGATAAATTAGCTAAACTGGATCAAATACTTTCTGAAAAGTACGAAGACAGTATATCTTTCAATATAAAGAAATACGGGGAAGCGGCTTACAAAGAAAAAGCGAACCGGTTAAGAGAATTAGATGCTGCCGATACCGAATCTGAAGAGGTTATGTCTTTACGGAAAGATTTATACGATAACAAATATTACAATGCTTATTTGAACATGGTAACTGAAAAAGCATTAATTCATAGTTATGCGTGGATGAATGTTTTGTGTGTAAAAAAACCGGCAGACTTTGAATTTTACGAACAGGATGAATTAACTCTGCAATTAGTGTGGGGGGAGGTTCATCAGCAGCGCAAATTTTTTCGCAGACAGTCTAAGGAAGGTTAAGCAATTAGCCTTCCTTGACACTACCGGTCAGGTATTAAGTGAGGAATTTCTTTCTCTTGCCGAAAATCAGAAATATGATGTTCATTTTTGGTGGAGAAAGAAATTTAATTATAGCCGTAACGATCCCAGATATTTAACTGCAACAGATTCACAGATTTATGAAGATTACCTTGATTATTCTATTGAGATATTCCGAAAAGAAATTGGTGACGATCCAAACGCCTTAGCCGTTACAAGGGGGAGAGCACTAAACCCCAATTATGACAAAGAAGAAAGTAAAAATTTCAAGAATGAACTTTTAGAGGCCCTAAATGAGTGATACAGAACATAAAGTCGGTATATCCGTACAAATGCGGTTAGAGCAATTAATAGGGGATAATGATTTAAGGAACAAGTTAGGGCAAATAACTGCCGATGTTGCCAATCTCGATAAAAGCGTAGGTGCGGAGGTTGCGCCTATTTTACAGGAGAATATCAATATCCCCGGTACAGAGCAAACATCAGACAAGGGCGGGGATGCCTTAAAGAAAATCAACAGGGCCATGAATGCCCAGCTTAAATTATTGAGTGAACAATCGCAGTCGCTTGTAAATGATTTTATGAATGATTACGAGGCCTCTGATGGTGATATACCCGGCTACACTATTACTTCACTCTCTAAAGCTTCGATCAAGCAGAGAGAGAAAGCAAAAGAAACATTTGCTTCCGAAATGCACAAAATCGAATATGCGGCCACATCTGGATTAGCTGATTCCGAAAGAGAAGAAATCTCCATGAGAACAGGTGATGCAATTGACAAAGCATTATCGCTAATTGATGAGAAATATACTTTATTTAATAAAGCCATCAGGAACGTGCAGGAAGAGGATAGCAAGTTTGATAATTATGTTTCAGGGATTAAGAAAACTGGATTTCTGTCAATGATAGACAGTATGGGGACGGGCGAAGAAAGGAAACAGAATTTCCAGCAAGCCGCCGAAGAGCTTACAAGTCTTGAAAAAATCACAGAGAAAACCAATCCGTATTTCGATACCGAACAATACATAAAAGAGGGGATGCAATTTTCGGAGAAGGGCAAAGAGTCATTATCAAAGGTTCAAAAAGCTATTGAAGCAGAATTAAAAAGCGACAATACAAAATCCGAAAAATTATTAACTCAATTTCTAATTGATGTTGAGGCAGGTGATGGACAAGTATCATCGGGAGGCATACAAAATTTTACACAATCCTCAATTAAACAAAGAGAAAGGGCCAAGCAATCTTTAATTGAAGAAACCAATAAGGCAGTAAGCAAGGCTATCGTAGGATTACCTTCAGATGAACAGGAAGAAATAGCGGAGAGATCGGCAAGGGCATTAAACGAAGCGCTTGAACAGTTAGATGTAAAGTTTAAAAATCTTAATACTACTGTAAAAGATTTTCAGGAACAAGGGGGTAGTCAATTAGAGAGCTTTATTTCAGGAATAAAACAGGCTGGATATTGGGCGTTGGCGCAGCAGGCGGTCAATACTAAAATAAATTGGGAGAGAACAAATGCACAAATAGAATATGTAAACTCTACTTCCTTCAATCTCACAAGCCCCCAAGGTATGTATAATGAGATTACACAAGCGAATCTGCAAACCGATATAATGACAAGGGACAGAGATTATTCTCTTTATGGAGGAGCAATAGGCGCCGGGGCCGGGGCTGTGGTTGGATCTTTTTTTGCTCCCGGAATAGGAACCGGTTGGGGAGCAATGGGAGGTTGGCAGTTAGGCCAGTCCGTTGCAACTCAATTAGCCGGAATTGAGGACGTAAAGGAAAGGGCAGAAGTCGAAAGTAATCTCAAATTTAAAAACCAGACTTACCAAATGGTTCAGAGTTATGTTGATGAGTATAATCAGATTGATTCTACTGCACGTGAACTTGAGGCGAGGTTTGGGCAAAAAATAAGAGGGACAAGCGGATTAGGGTATCAGGAACAGGAGGAACAGAGGCTAAAAGGAGCATTCGGAGACTCATTAGGACGTTTCGATCAGGATTTATATAAAGAGCAATTAACCTTCTCAAGAGGGAATGGGATAAATGCGGCTGAACTTTTCCAGTTCAACCAAGTCAACAGGCTTACAGGGGCAAATTTAGGAATAGAGGAGCTATACCAGGCAAAACAATTCACGCAACATATTTTCGGCGAAGATTCCAATGTAAGGATAATTGATATTCTTAATTCCATTAAGGATGTTAACTTGAAGCAATTGGAGTTCACGAATAAAGCAGATCAGAGAGAGACAATGAAGTTTCTTTCTGTTCCTGGTATGTTATTCGGGATAGACAGCCCTTATGGTAGAATGGGTGACTTAGGCGGGCAGGCCCTTAATAATTTAAGCGATCTTATTCATCCAAAATCAACCGCACATGAAGCTTTATTATTCCAGGCATTAAGCAAAAACGGTGATATTGCTGAATTCAAAATGAAGATGGATCAGGGGATATTTGCCGGAGATAACTTAACCGACATATTGGGTGAACTTCATAAATGGACGGGTAACGATAAGAATAGAGCTTATTTAATGTTAAGCGACATGATGCCAAATATCAGTTATTCCGAGCGGAATGTGTATGCGGATTTAATTTCAGGGAAAGAAAGAGAAGTTTTAACTGCTGCCTACAGAAAAGACGAAGAAGGAAATTATATAAAGCGTACTCCCGAGACAGATGGAGAAGGGAAAGTAAAAGAAAAAGACGGAAAAGTTAAGTATAAATATGAAAAGGTAGAAGATAAAAGCGAAGCTTTAATTAACCCTCTTGAATACGAAAAAACAAAAGATGGTTTATTTAGGGACAAAACCACAGGGGATATTATACATGTTGAAGAGGAAAAGACAAAAGTATCTATTGATAATTTAAAAAAAGTAATAGACCAGTCCGTTCAGACTTATGAGAAAAGTTTCAAAAGCGAAGAAGAAAGAGAGGAACACAAAAAAAGGTTAATGGGGGTAGCTAAAACTGATGCAGAAGACACAGCGACATCATGGAAGAAAACCATGGAAGACCTTCAAAAAATACACCTTGATATAGGGGGGATGTACACCAAATTATACGAAGAGACAGCAAGGAAAATGGGGGACGTTGAAAACTATTGGTTAAGCAGCGGAAAGGCATTCGATAATGTAAGCCGGATGTTGAATGAAGGGGTAGAAGCTGTTATAAACAAGCTGAAAGAGTTAGGGATTTATAAAGATGAAGATTCTATAAAGCAAGATTATAAAAATAAGAAATACCAAGCCGTTTTTGATGCTTATGGATATTCGGCAACGGGGAAAGACGGAGTAATTACCGACAGCGAGGTGAACACTATACGTTTAGGAGGAACGGTTGAATTTGGAGGGCAAAAATTCAATTCGCAAACAATGGAAGACCCTATTTTTTCCCTTTACCTGGCAAGAGTAAAGTACAGGGGGTCAAAAAATAGTGATACTAATGGCTATGAATCAAATGGGGAAGCAGACAAAAGAATTGATGAAAATCTTAATGAAACGCTGAAAACCATTCAACAAAGTGAAAAAATAGCAATTAAGGATTATCACAAAAAGTCAGGCTTCAATGAATACATTAAAGATCAGGCCCGAGAACAGGGAAGTAAAACTAAACCAAGAATTCAAGCAGAATGGATAGGGAAAGAAGAAGTAAAAAAATTAACCCCGGAAGAGAAAGTAGTTAAAGCCGAAAAAGAGCCGGAAAAGTTAAATGTTCAGGATTTCAGGGAATTAATAAAAGATGTAAATAAAAATGTTACTGATCCTGAAAAGAAAAAAGTGCTATTGAAAAATATTGATAACGCTCAAAGAAAATTAGATAAAGGGCAGGCTTTTAGGGCAGAAGTAGTTAAAACCGCAAACAAATATTTAGAGTCAACAGGGAAGAAAGGTTTTACAGTTAAGCCTATAAGTGAATTTAGAACAGTTAGCAAGAATGATTCCTTAAAGCACTCTTCTCCAGTTAGTTCTCATACCGTAGCCGGAGGGGGTAAGGCGTTAGATATAGGGATTTATGATGAAAAGGGCAATTATGTTCCTAAAAATAATTCGTTATACAAAGAAGTAGGGCAATATGTAAAGAAAGAAACAGGAGCAAAATGGGGAGGTGATTTTACAAGTAATGCAGCTTATGAAGTTAACCATTTCCAGGCTGATAGTCTTGATGAAAAAAGCGAGACCCCGCAACAGTATGTAAACCCAAAATTTGCCGATCAATTTACGGATAAGGATGATTTTTGGGCAAAAATGTCAAAGACGAACAAGACACAACTTGAAAAGGATTATTTAGAATTTTTAACGTTTCCCAAAGATCACACTAAGGAAGATGCAGTAAAATTGAAAGATAGGATTCAGGGAAATTACAATAGAGCGTCCTATAATGCAGTATATAAAATTGCTGATAATGAAGGGAAAGGCAAGAAAGATTATGCGAAAGATGGCGAAAAATTAGATACTTATATAAAACGGTTAGCTGGGTACAATGAAAAAGAAGGCAGCGAGGGTTATAAAAACCTGATTAAGAAAATGCAAGATGAAATTTCAAAGATTAATCAGGTAAGGGATTATAACCTCAATGAAATTGATAATGCAGTAACAGGTAAATCCAATTTTGCAAAAGCCGTAAATGAAGAAAAGAGAAAAGTAGAACAAAAAGTTGAAGCGAAAAGACAGACGAAGGATACCCCAAAACAGGGAGCCGGTACAAGCACAGTAAAATCAATCCCGGTAAAGTTTGTTCCGCCGCCGGAAGAGATGTTAACGACTAAAGAATATAAAAAGAAAACATTTCCGACTGAATTACCCCCGCCTCTAAAGGTGACAGACGATCCAAGGAATGATGCAATTGAACAAGGTAAAAGGGCGAAGAGCAACGCAGCAGTTGATACAGAACAGTATTCCCGATTTACCGAAGGGATAGACAGAAATTCATTTTCTCAATATTCCGGAGAAAGGATTGAGGCACTTGAAGAGGCAGCCGGTGTAAAAAAGGCCGAGTTAAAAGTTGCTCCCCAAAAACCAGCTAAGCAAGAGGTTCAGCAACAAAAAACAAATGCCAAGGCGGAAGAATCAAAGGTTGAGACGGATGTCAGTCAACCGGTTAGCTTTTCGTTTGAACAACTTGAAGAATTATTCCCATACGCAGAGTTAAGGTTTCCGTTTGACAAAGATAAACCTAAAAAAGTTAAGGTTGTCACAGAAGAACAAAAGGAGGCGGCAAATTTTGATGAAAAGCCAAGGGGAGAAATAAAGCCTGCAACGGAAGCTGTAGAATCTTCAGTAAACGATAGGAAGCGTAAAGTTATCGAGAAAGAGAGCTTAAAAATTGGGGATTTGACAAGTGAAAAACTTGAGCAAATCGGTTTAACAGAAAAGAGCATTGGGAAGGACAAACTCAAAAAAGCAAAGCTCATAAGTATAAAGGATTTTACCAAGGAGAAACAGAAAAAACTTAAAATCAAAGGGATTGAACAGGACGAGTTAAATAATATTGAGGTCAAAGACGTATCTCCGGAGAAAATACTTCAGAGCGTAAAAGCTAACAGAGAATTATTTGATAATATCAAGTTTAAACCATTAGAAGATAATATCATTAATGTAGAGGTTGTTGACCCAAAGGCGAAAATCAATAAAAAAATTATACAAGAATCAATATTAGAGCAAGGCCCGGAAAGCGTAAAGAAAAAAGAAATAGCATCTGATAAACCAGAACTACCAAAAGAAGCACCGGGCATTCCGAAAGTTGCGGAATCTGACTTTGATTTATATGCCGGGATAAAAGAACCGAAAAAATTTAAGTATGATTTGTTAAAGCTTGAACCAAAGTTAGCTGAAAAACTTGCTGATATTGATTATAAAGAAAGCATGGATATTCGGACATCCGAAAATAAAGAGAAATACAGTCAACTTTACAAGCAAGCGCTTGATGAATATCAGGTTAAAGACTTTTTATTTAAAAGCGAAAATCAACACCCAGCAATATTTCAGGCAAATGAATATACTCCGAAGAATAAAATGCCGGAGTTAAAGGATTTTGAATTTCCAACAAAAACGCCTAAAAACAGGGAATTCCCGAGTCCTGATTTTCTTAAAGATTTACAACCAGTTGAAAAACCTTCATTCAAAGAGTTATCTATTTTTTCTCCAAAGGAATTTAAATTTGATCCTTTGATGGTTCCAACCTTAGAGAAGGCGAGTTTTGAAAAATTAAATATTCCAGAAGTACCGGCATTTGGATTTAGAAAAAGCAGAGAAGAAACAATAAACCTTCAGGGCTTAATTAATGAGTGGACAAAAGCTATAGAGGCTCAACCAAAGAAAGATAGATACACTCCGTTAAAAGATCAGGATATTCTGCCAATCAGGAAGGAAGAACCCGTAAGGCAGGAAATTATAAAGCAAGAGAAAGAGCCGGTTCAGACGAGATCAGAGGATTTGAAAGAGGCAGCCGAAATAATAGCGAATAGAATTGCGGAAAGTATTGCAAGAAGCCTTAAGGATATTCCGAAGGATACAAACCAGCCGATAAATGTTTCGCTTAATTTCAGTGATATAAGTTATCCGATGATGGAAAATTTACAGAATTCTAATATTATTGCAAATAGAGTATAAAATGCAAATAAGACAAATTCAGCCAGAGGTAATAATACTAAACGACTCTTCCAAAGAAGTTGATATGTCTTCAGTGGTAAGTAGAATTATGGTGAACAGATCCGTTAATAGTCCGGTAGGCAGTTGCCAGATAACCTTTGAGCCGTCTTTAGATAATAGGGCAACATTTAACATAACCACGCAAGAGATAATTAACTCATGGCGTAAATATGTAAAGAAAAATGGTATTGTAGCGGCCAAGATTGACAGGACACAGAAAAAATATAAATTTTTGGGCTTTATAGATCAAATAATTGAGTCAGACCACAGCGAGAACCAAAGCGTTGGACGGAATTTAACAATCAATTGCAGTATGCTTATTCCGAAGTTATTAGTAAGAGATACTATTGTAAACGCTCCCCAGTTAATGACAAATGAAGCTCTTAAAAGTGACTCCAAATGGAGCAAGAGGCTGGACTTTTTTACATGGTTGAGAGGGAAAGAAAAAGATACGAAGGAAAATGTTTTTGCTTCCACCCCCGAGAAAGCCGTCAATTGGATTCTTGATAATTGCATTGCTACCAATTCGGAATATACATTTGGTGAAAAAAAGCTTAATGCAAAAGCCTTTATAGATAATCGAAGGGAAAAAGATTATAACGGCAACCGATTGTTGGATTTTCAGTTTTTATCAGAAGAAAAACTATTTGCCCCGCAATTAACAATGTTCACGGGGACATTGTTAGAATATATTTATCAGTGCCTTGACAGAGATTTTTACGAGATATTTTTTGATGCCACAACTTTAAAAAATAGCGGATCCCCCGTAAATAAAATAACAATCCGTCCGAAACCATTTTCAAGGAAAAACTATAGGACGGCGCAGGAAGCAAAAACCAAAAACGATAATTGGCTCTATTGGGAGAATTTACCTGTTCGTAAAATAAACAAATCAATGAGATTGAGGGAGTCAATTAGTCAGGCTGATTTTGAAGTAAAAAACTTTTTTAGGACGACCTATGAAAATCAGTTAATAGCCAGCGCCAGCAGCACGGCGGGCAAGTTCGGGTTAAACTATCCGGTAATGAATTTGAAGTCTATGGAAAAATACGGGATAAGAGAGCTTAAAACAAGTTCCAGGATGCTAAATATTGAGGGGCAGACACAACAGGAAAAATACAACGAAGCAGTAAAAAATAAATCCGCCTTAGAGATTGTAGAAGACCAAGCGAAAACAATCGGTTTATTTGATAAGCTCATAGATAAAAGGAACCGGGTTGTTGAATGGTACGGCTTCCCTAATTATGAGACGGGCCAAATTACTTTAATGGGGGGATATGATGAATATAACCCCGGAGAAAGACTGTATTATGAAGATAAAATATATTGGGATGAAGAAAGAGACAAAGAGTTTAAAGGAGTCCTCTATTATATAAATGATGTCAGCGAACAGGCGAATTATTCACATGGGAAATATACAGTAACATTAGGGTTAACCAGAGGCGCACCGGCTTTTGAAGGGTCGGATGATTATGTGGTAAAATGGTTTGAAAGACATGAAGCTGATTTTATTAGAATTGAAAAGTTACCCCCGGCAGAAATAGATACTTCTTCAATTCAGCTCGAAAGGCAACCGGTAAGAGATATGAGAGAAGCACTTCCAAAAACAATGTTAGAAATACCAGAATTAAAGGCAGAATAATGCACACAGGATTAGAACAGGAACTAAACAGTAAAGAGCTAAGCAAGGATTTTAATGGATTCTCCCTTCAGTCAGGGAAACTAATTTATACAGAGAAGGATAAAACATTAGAATTTGAGGATGCTTATGGTAAAAGGCAGCCATTAGAAAGAGTCTATTTTTTAGGGTCAGAGTACAACACCGAAGACGGCGAAAAGAGAATGCCAAAACCTTATATCAAGTCGGAGACCGGGTATAAGAGCTTAGGAGATATTCTATTATACAGCATTATTGACAACAACGTAAACAGAATAGTTGTTTTGGGCAGCATAAGGAATTTTAATGTTGATATGCACGATAAGGCCTTGAATTATGACAGAACGGATATTGAGGATTTGGAAGAAAGAAACCTTGTCAGGAATAACGACAAGAGATATTTCACAGTCAGAGATGATGGAAAAGGGAATATACTTGTATATTTAGAAGGGAAAAAAGGGGAGAAAACCGGGACAGGTAATGTATCAATAAAAGTGCAGGGGGCTGATGAAAAGAGCGGGAATGTGAAACTTGAAGTATCGGGAAAGGTTGCAATCAATCAGATTGTTAAGGATGGAGAAACCGAAAAAATAACCGCACAAATATTAATGGATAATACAAAAGATGCAGAAAAAATACAGTTAAAAGATCAGTTCAAAAATACTATTGTTGTTGACAAAAAAGGAGTAGCATTAACTGATTCCAACAAGAATACAATAGTAACCAGCAAGGATGGAATAGCGATTACAGATTTCAGCGAAAACCACATTATAACAACAGCAGATGAAATTAATATAAAAACTGCAAAGGACTTTACTCAAAAAACTGAAAAAAAATATACAATAAATGTCGGTGGAGATGCCAATATTTCGGTTGATGGAAAAACAGTTCTCAAAAGCCCTGATGTAACAATAACCGGAGGTAAATTGACAGTAAATGGGACAGCAGCACCAACAGGATCAGGTGGTTTCTGTGGAATTCCGGCCTGCATATTTTCATCCGCACCGCATGTTGGTAATGTAATTCAGAGTACATAATGGCAATAAACGGTTCGGATTTAGGAAGTCAAATAGCTGGAGCGATGAACCAGGCAGATAATCCAACGGAGGCACATAATAATTTTTCGGCAAAGCTTCAGAGTTACATAAATGAGAATTGCGAGATTTTAGGTACTTATGTTGGTGTGCTTCCGACAGTACCGCCAAGCCCTGACCCTTTAAGTGGCCCTTATCAATGGAAGGCGCAGGCAGTTATTTCAGGAAGTGCGTTAAAGAGCGGAGCAACAGGAGGATTTAGTTCATGGACAATATCATTAGCAGTTCAATTAAGCAATACAACGTTTCAAGGTTCAGACAAAACAAACACAGTAACCGCAGCACCAACAAAATTAACAATAGCAACGGTAAGTATAGATATGTCAGGCAAACCAAATAACATGAACGATGCAATGGCGCAAGTAGGTGCGGGAATAGTTAATGCCTTAAAGTCAGGCATTCCTACACCGCCGGTCAGCGCAGCAACCAGCACCGCAGGCGGTACAGGAACAGTATCATGGGGGGCAGTAGGATGAGCTTTGCAGATAGCTTAATAAAATCAAGGATACCCCGGATACCGGCCATTGTATTTGAGTTGGTTAAAATAGATGCAAAGAAAATTGCAGAGGAAAATCCAGAGAACTACAGGGCAAAACAGGAGAATTATATTTCGTTACAGGTTTTACCCGAGAGTTTCAATAGCGGATTGAGGAGCAGAGATAATATTACTCAAACCAACAAAATATTCGTTCAGAAGTTCACCCCGCAACCGGAAATGATACGAATTTCCGGCACATTTGGAGATCAGGAAAGCGCATTATCGGTAGCAGGTATAAATATTACATTAGATGGTTGGGGCAGATTGATTCAGTTTGAGGAAATGGTTAAAAAGTCAATGAAGGTAGATTCCAATTCCGTTTATGCAATTAATTATTATGACTTTCTTTTCCAAAGGTTTGGAGCTATAAACATAAATAGTTTTAATATTTCGGCGAATGCTTCAGAGAATACAAATTTGGTAAGATACAACTTGGAGTTCCCAATTATAGGAAAACTGATTGATGTAGAACCCGGAGCAGCTTTAACAAGCACTCTTTTTGCTCAAATTTTGGCATCTAATTCAGCAAATTTTACTGAATTGGGAATGGTTTTAGGCGCTTCCGCTTTGCTAAATTTATTGGATACTACCGATAACATAATCAGTAATGCCGGTGACTATTTGAATAATAACATTCAAGGCGGCATAACCAAAGGATTAACTTTTGTAAAGGATCTCTTTTAATGGATAGCAGAAGTTATTATATAGAATTGAATAAGATTTTATCAGAACTTGAAAGTCAAGTTTTACAAATAAGCGGGCTAAATCCCGATGTTTACGACACAGAAGCGAATTATGCCGAAATACTTAAAAGTTTGAATGATAGGATAAGAGCCGTAAAAAGATTATTAGCCGGTCATTCTATAGCGAAGATGTCAAAGCAGCAGTTTTTAGGCACATTGACAAATCAAACAGCGGAGACCACATATACAGTTAAGCAATATGATACCGCAACTTCAATAGCGCAATATTTTAATTTAAGCCTGGAAGATTTACTCAAACGAAATAGTATTACAGCCAAAGACATTATTCCGGGTAAAGAATTGATTGTTCCAGCTATAACCCAAGATTACGGAACGGATGTATCCGAAATTCCTACATTCGGAGATCAGACGGGAAAGTTGATTTTAGGAAATGATGCAGGTAGTTCTTTCGCCGAAAGCGGGATTGGAGACTTAGAAATATTAACCCCGGAGAACACATTCTCCCAGGGGGTAATAAACAGGTTAAAAACTCTTGCAAAACAATATCCCGGAGAGGATGATTTTGGGCTGGATGTCTTTATCGGGAGTGAATTAGAACAGGATACTCTAAATTCTCTTCTCATGGTAAAAGTATTAACCCAGTTAGCTTTAGATAAAAGAGTTGAGAGTGTTGAAAATTTAGAAGTAGTGAGAGAAAGTAACGGAGTAATTGTTAAAGGCACAATTAATTCAATAGGAAACTTAACGCAGGTAACATTGTGAAAACTAAAGATGATATATTAAATGAGTTAATTTTAGACACCATATCAGAAACGGATAAAATTACATATTTCGGGAAAGATGGTGCAGTAAGAGGCTTATATTCTGCATTAAGTCATGTATTTGTTGAAATTTGGAATGATGTCAACCAGACCAAACGACAATTGCAGATACAGACAGCCACAGGTACAGATTTAGAGCAGCTTGCAGAAAAGGTAGGCTTAACAAGAGGCGGGGCAACAAAAGGGACAGTGCCGCTTATATTTAATGGTGAAGCGGATACAGTAATTCCGGCAGGGAGTGTTGTCACTTCCATTATTAACGGGGCGAAATATCAAACATTAAATGAAATCACATTAGGGCAGAGGAACAGCAGCTTAACTCGTCCGGTATATTCAAATGCAATTGGAGATATTGTTTTGGCAGAGAGTCTTTCAACCGGATACCTGCAAAATGTAGGCGTTGGTGAAATGATAACATTAGATGTTCCAATCACGGGAGTTACGGTAACAAATTTAGTCCCCTCTACCGGTGCGGTTGATTTAGAAAGCGATGAAGAATTACGGAATAGGATTTTGCAAAAAGTTGATATACTTAATCAAGGAACTAATGCGTTTTATGAGAGTATTGCAAAAGAAGTCAGGCCCGATGTATTAAGGGCAATCACAACTTATAATCCCACCAATTCAGGAATTAATGTTTATTTACTTAAGAATAGCTTAGGTACTTATTCGAGTGCAGAATTATTGCAAATCGCAACAGACATTTACCCGAAACAGCGGGCAATGCACAAAGTAACCTGCTATAATCTTAATTTAGCTTCAATAGAGATTACCGGAAATATTGCCATAAAACAAGGCTATACTTTAGCCCCGGTAATAAGCAATATTGCCAGCGCATTATCTGATTTGATAAATACAGCCAAATACAGTTTTGCCGGGATTATATCATATTATGATGTTTACAAAGCAGTACAAGGAAGCGCCGGGGTTGATTATGTTCTATCAGATACTTTATTGCTCAATTCGGGAGTTGCTGATATTCAGCTTGCAGGGTTGGAACTCCCCAAATTCACTTACTTATCAATTAATGATAATAATAAAACGATTCAACAATCTTATGTAATAATGTAATGTACGCAGAATTAGACGAAATAGGGAAAAAGCAATATATAAAGGATAAGATTTTCCAGTTCTTGCCTACATTTCTTGATTATAGAAGTGAAAATCTAAATTCATTGATAAATGTTATTGTAAACGCCATATATAGGTTTAATGAAGAAACTTTAATCCAGCATTTTTGGGTAGGGAAAGGATTGAGGCTTACGGCTGAAGGTGATAGAATTTTTTACAAACAGGCCTATTCGGATAATGATATACAAACCTTGCTCATTGACAGATTTAATATTTTAGTTAAGAGAGGCACAGAAGCGGGCATCCAAGACGACATAAGCAACATGGACTTAAATATAAGCCCTACAGTTGAGTTTCTTGACACCGGCTGGATAATGGATCAGGTTTACCCGGAAACGGAAGGCACAAAAATAACTTTTTTAGATGGATATAAGAGTGTAAAGCTTAATATGAATTATCCTTATTCAATTGGACACGGGAGAATAGGACACATGAAAATAGGAGATCATTTTACGGCTTACATTGGTTCAGACAGACAAAAAATAGACAATAAAATAGTACCGGCAGATACACAAATAATATACGAATAAAAGGATTTATATGGACAGCTTATTTTTTAAGTCTCAGATGTTTACAGGCAGTTTAGAGATGAAGCAGTTGCAGCAGATTCTTAATGAAAACTATTTAAAATTATTGAGGCCCGTTATATCGACTTACGGATTAATAGTTACAGAAAATTTTCATGGAATTCTGACAAATGAATGGAAAGTAACGCAAAATGGATTCAATGGAGTTACTGTTCAGCCAGGACAGGGGATTGCCAACGATAGTGGAAATCCTTGTCTCTTTGAGTTAAGCAGTGAGAAAAATTTAAGTATCCCGAGCACAGACGGCACTTATTACATTATCGCAAAAAATACAAAAACTAATTACGAAAAGGGTACTGTTACCTTGACACAAGGCAGCAATCAGATTACCGGGACAGATACGGCTTTTACTGAAATATTTGCGATTAACCGTAGAATTATTGTTAACGGCGTAGCCTACACAATTTTGGACGTACTTAGCGACACCCTGATGGAAATAACCGCAGCTTACACTGGCACAACTCAAACTGATGTCCAGTATATTGCAGGGGCATGGTTTGCCGGTTATCCCTTAACTATACCAGATAATTATATAAGAGAGCATGATGCCTTACAGCTTGTTGTTAAAAATACCCCAAAAACAACAGGAGAGTACCTTCTTGCAACGATAACGGTTTATGGCAATGTAATTACAAATGTTGCAGATCAGAGGGCAACAAATCTATTAATCTGGTACAGCGAGAAACCGCAGGTAAGTTCTGCTTTAATGAGAGAAAGAAAGAAAGTTCTTTACAGTCCGACTTCTATTTGTTCCGGGTTAAACGGGAGTTCCAGCGCGATTACCGCACAGGTTTTAGCTAATGATTCTCACAGTGCAACCTATGCAGAAAAATTGAGATTGAAGTTCTATAAGACTTCAGATGATAAAACAATAAATGTAAAGTTCAGTTCATATTATACGGATTCAGGCTTGCCTATTGCTTATGCGGATTCATTAAAGTGGAAAGTTCAGGGCCAAGCAGGAGATATTTCGGGTTCAGAAAGCTTTTTGGACATTACAGCAAGTTCAGCATATACTTTAGACATAAGCACGTTAGTTAATAATACCTATTATGAATTTACATTTTATCTCAAGAAAGTTGTTACGGCGTTCAGTCTAAGTATTTTAATTAATGAAGTTTACATATCTTCAAATAACATACTTGTAATAGAATAAGGGTTAAACAGATGTTAGTATTACTATCAAAGAACGATATTATAAACGGGGCGGTTGTACTCCAGGATTATTGGTTGAGGATCATTGAGGCCTTAGACGGAACGGATACAACCGATTTAGTTATTAACGGTGAAGTACGTTTACAGGAGGGGAAGCTATATTTTAACAATGTTCAAATGGTATGCACGGCAGCAGAGCTTAACACTTTGCATGATAGAACACCGGGGACAGTTGAAGCTTTAAAACCTATAATCCCTAATTCCATAAAAAAAATTGATGAATTATATATAACAAACTTAACAGTTGATAGTTTGACAAATAATAGCGGTCAAGGGGCGGCAGCCTTAGCAGGGGGGACTATTTATTCATATTTGAATTTTAAATAATAAGTTAACAAAAGGATATAATAACAAATGATTAATATAAACCCAGTATTTGTAAAGACCCCAGCCATTTCATGGGGCAAATTAACAACATCCAATACCGCAAAAGATGGTACTGGTATAGTAACTACTATTTTCACAGCCGAAGTTGATGGTTCGAGAGTTGATAAAATTGTGTTTCAACCATTGGGGACGAATGTAGCAACAGTAGTAAGAATATTCCTAAACAATGGCGCAGATAACGCAACAGCAACAAATAACACTTATATAGGAGATTTAGCATTAGCAAGTTCTTCAGCAAGCGAAACACTTGAAATGCCAAAATCAGAATATCAATTCCCAGACGGGTTATTCTTGCCAGCGGGTTATAAAATAAATGTTGTAATTGGAACAACCGTTGCCGCAGGTATTCAGGCTACAGCGTTTGGCGGTCATTTAAGCTAAAGAGGTAAATATGAATGGTTTTTTCACAAACGTAAAAAAAGAAGTCCCCATAGAGGGAGGCATTAAACTTTTGGCCGATTCAAGGTTGAAAACCGGGGATACTGCATATAGAGTAAATGGGAAAATCCGCAAACTTTGTAAGCCCAATATCGGGATAGGGAGAGTTGCTAATAGTGCCCAAAATTCAAAAGGGATGCTAAGAGCAATAGCATTCCCTTCAAATGCGGCCATAAAAACATCAGTATTGTTTTTAGTCAGCGGAAGCGATATTAACTATACTACCAATCAAGTAGGTACATTTTCTTTATCTGGACATTCAATCACATATTCAGAGCCGGGGACAGTTCAAAATATGCCAGCAAGTTCAGTGTATGTAAATTGGATATTCCCCATAGGGGCAAATAAAGTGTTATTAAGATATAGTTCAAATACCACAGTTATTTTTGACAAATCAACCCCAGGATCAGTAACAACATTAACAGATATATCCACCGCTACTTCATTCCCTGGAGGGGTAATAGGTTTGTCAGATACGCTATTTGTTGTAACAAAGTATACAAATAGAAGTGTTGTAGTTTACTCTAATAATTCCCCAGGTAGCGAATATACTATACCAAATTTAACCAACACAAACGATGTAGGTACATTGTTTTATGTTAATGCAACTACATTTGGATATATCGGGAAAAACACTACAGGAAATCCTTTTATTGTTATTGGAACTATTTCAGGAACAGTAGTAACATGGGGGAGCGCATACACTCTAACCGGTACATATACAAACACAAACTCTTACAAAGGGGTATATTTAGAAGACAATAAGCTAATAATTGCATTTGTAGATACAGTTTCAGGTTCGGCAGCGAAGTATTATTCAATGCCAATAACTGTAAGCGGAACAGTGGTGAGCATGGGGACAGTTACACTTGAAAAAAATTATACGAGTAATGTTATATATAATCATTTCACAGCATTCCTTGATAGCTCGAATTATATGTCGTTAATAATGAAAAATGGTTCGGATTCATTAGGTTCAAGTATACAAGACACGGTGAATATAGAGTATAATTTTAATAATTTCAATACTGAAGAAAGTTTAAGTTCATTTATAGTAAATGGATTATTTGCTTTAGGAGGCCGAAATCATTTCTTATTAATCGGAAGAGACAGCGGGAATGGATATGCCAAAATATTTAATGGAGGGGAAATTTTAGGTTATGCAAATGACAGTTCAAGTTATGAAGGCATAGCTCAAAATGATGCTTTCCCGGGACAGCCGGTAGTTTTGAAAAAGAGCGGTTCTTATTCTTACGGGCATAAAGGATTAACCACAGGGACAACATATTATGTCAATACGACAGATGGTACGTTAACCACAACAGATACAGGCATAACTGCCGGAGTAGCGATAACAGATAAAATTCTAAAAGTAAATTAGAGGACAAAATGAATATTTTAGTAAGCAAAGCAGACAAGATAGTTTTTTATGCAACAAATAAGCTGATAGAGCTTGATGCAGAGGAAGCAAGAGTATTTTCCGGCAATGTCAAAGAAACGGTTATGTCCGGAGTTAATACTTCAAACACGGAACTATACCAAAATTTGATAACGGTTCCTGCAAATGTAGAATTTCGGTTCAAGTACGAAAATAGTGAGTTTGTGAAAAACAATCAGTATGTGCCGAATGCAAGCGAAGAAATGCGGCAACTTTCCGAATTATCAATTTTGGAACTTCCCAAAACATCGACACCTGAATATATTGAAGAAAAAGTGACCAAAATAGTTGAGTTTTGGAAAGGCATAATTCAATCAGGGCAAATGGTTACACAGATACCCGATTCAATCAAGGCCGGTTTATTCCTTTTGGAACTCACAGGTCTAATAGGGCAGGAAGCAATAGATCAGAAAGCCGCACAAGATTGGGTTAATAAGATTAGGGCCAGAGTAAGAATAGATGCAGAAGTCGGAGATATATTCGACCAGGTTGCAAATGTTGATAAGCAAGTACAGTTAATTACTCCGGTGATCTTACGAACCTATCAGTTATTAATTAATTTATTTGGGCAGGTAGGGAAAACAATTCCGCTCGAACTTCTTCCGGCTGATTTAAAGTTGCAATATGATAATTTTTCAGGTTACTACCTACAGGAAGTAGCAACAGGCAATTATAAAGACAGAATAGATGTTGAACCGGATCCCGAAGGAGTAATAAACAGAGTATTAATAAATAACACCAAAACCGGTGCAATTGTAAAAGAAGAGTATTTAGACAAAAAATAATAGGGGATAGAAATGGTAGGAGACATTTTATTATCGAGTTGCAATGACGGCAATTTTTTATCAAAAACTATTAAGTTTTTTACAAATAGCGAATATACGCATACGGCCCCAAGTATGGGAAATTTAGGGCTGGACACAGAAAGTTTTTTGAGTGCGGAGCCGATGATTTGTGTATTGCCTAAAACAAATTGGGAAAAACCAACATATAAATACAAAATATTCCGTTTCAAAAATGTTCCTGAAGACTTTATGAGGCAAATAGTTTTGCAATTATACAAAGAGTATTCCGGTACAGTTTATGGCTGGCGCTCGTTATTTTGGTTTGTTTATCGCTGGTTAATGGAGAAGTTTGGAAAGGATGTTAGGAAGCAGAAGAATTGGTTTACTGTTAATGGTTTTTGCAGCGAGTTAACTTATAGGTTAATGTTACCGGTTGCCGAACAGTATTATCCTTCACTTTATCTAACTCTTTTAGAGTGGAATGCCGAAACATTCTCTCCTAAAGATGTTGAAACGGTAATAAGTTTGTTCCCTGATTGCTTTGGAGTCGTAAAATAG